CACCATTGTTTCAGGTACAGTTAACTCTATCATAAGTGGGGGGACTTTAAACACCATTGTTTCAGGTACAGTTAACTCTATCATAAGTGGGGGGACTTTAAACACCATTGTTTCAGGTACAGTTAACTCTATCATAAGTGGGGGGACTTTAAACACCATTGTTTCAGGTACAGTTAACGTGTCTGTAGGTTCAACTTCAAGTCTTCTTATTCAAAATTCAAATCAAGTTATAGGCACTGTTTTGATCGGAAACAACAACATGAATGACGCATTCTCCAGGTTGAGAGTCAGTAATCCAATTACCCTTTTTGATTCATCCATGGAGGTTGATGATCAACCTTTGTTATGGGATGTTGACATTATAGGTTCTGGTACAGCTAGTTATAACGTCAACCAAAGTTCTGTAAATCTTATTCTAAGTGCCAGCTCGTCAGTTGTGAGACAATCTCATCAATATGTAAGATATCAACCTGGAAAATCACTTTTGAATTTATGTTCATTTGCACTTGGAGCACGAGCCACAGACGTAACAAGACGAGTGGGATTTTTTGACTCGCAAAATGGAATATATTTGGAACAGACAGATTCTGATATTTATTGGGTATTGAGATCATTTATATCTGGAAGTGTGGTAGAAACCAGAATTGCCCAGGCATCTTGGAATATAGACCCAATTGATGGTTCGGGGCAATCTGGTTTTACGCTTGATGAAGTTAACACCAATCTTACAGTGATTGATATAGAATGGTTGGGAGTTGGCAGAGTAAGAGTGGGATTTTTTATGCAGGGTAGAATTATATATGCCCACCAGTTTACATTGTCCATACCAACCGCCTATATGACCAGAGCCAGCCTTCCAGTTAGATATGAAATACTTTCAGGTGGATCAGCATCTGGAAGTCCATTCTTTGTTCAGATTTGTTCCACTGTTATTTCTGAGGGGGGATTTGACCCCAAGGGGATGATTAGATCCATAGATATAGGAAATGCCTCAAGAACTGTTGGGGCCAGTACCTACCTACCTATACTTGCTATAAGGCTAAAATCTACCTATCAAAAGGCGTCTATAACCCCTTTAAATGTTCAAGTTGTAAGCTCTAGTGGAAGTTTGGCCAATTACAGACTTTTGGTCAGGGCAAATGTTATAGATGGTTCTTGGTTATCAGCTTCAGAAGCAGTGGAATATAATAGTACAGGTTCAACCTTTTCTGGAGGTTATCAAGTAGCTGGAGGATACGTGTCATCTCAGATAAGAGAAAGTGTCACGGCTTTGGCATCCACCACCCTGAACAATTCTTCTGATATCAACGGGGTAATAGACGAGATAGTGATAACAGCTTCTTCGTTTTCTGGAAATATAGGTATAGCGGGGGCCATACAATGGAGAGAAATATTTTAGATTATTTTGATGTCAATTCCAGGGATCCTAAATACTTCCAAAAAAATGTGCTGTTGGGTCTATATAAATAAAATTTTTTCTCATCCTTGAGATGAGAAAAATGAGATTTAATTTTACCTGTAATTGATATTAACCATGAATCTCTATTCTGATCTTAATAACTACCTGTTGAAATTCTGTTCCGAAGAAGCTTTGAAGGGGTTGGTATTGGCAAATAAAGAATTTTCAACTCTGTCCTCACTGGAGTTCAAGGAACGGGCTTCTAGGAAACTGGATATCTCTGAGAAGAGATTAAAAGAATTACCAAAATATTACCCTAAAGGGCACCTGTGCGAAGGGGAAGAAATTGATTATTCCAAGATCGAGTACCTGGAATGTTCTTCTAATAAATTGACCTCTCTCCCAGACTGTCTGAGAAGTTGTAAAACATTGTATTGTTCTTGGAATCAATTGACCTCACTTCCAGACTGTCTGGTAAATTGTGAAAAACTACTTTGTTATGATAACGAATTAACCTCTCTTCCAGACTGTCTGGTAAATTGTGAAGTATTGAAATGTTATGATAATCAATTAACCTCTCTTCCAGACTGTCTGGGAAATTGTAAACAATTAACTTGTTCCGATAATCAATTGACCTCACTTCCAGGTTGTCTCGGAAAATGTGAAGAATTGAATTGTGATTCTAATCAATTGACCTCACTTCCAGACTGTCTGGGAAAATGTAAAACATTATATTGTTCTTGGAACAAATTGACCTCACTTCCAGAATGTTTGGAAAATTGTGAAAAATTGGGTTGTTCTGGGAATGAATTAACCTCACTTCCAGACTGTCTGGAGAATTGTAAAGTATTTGGGTTTTGACTAAATCCTTTTTCTCATCTTTGAGATGAGAAAAAATGAGATTTAATTTTACCTTTCATTTGAACTTAATCATGAATCTCTATTCTGATCTTAATAACTACCTGTTGAAATTCTGTTCTGAAGAAGCTTTGAAATGGTTGGTATTGGTCAATAAGGAATTTTCATCTCTGTCTGTGTCAGAGGTCAAGGAAAGGGCTTCTAAGAAACTGGATATCTCTATGAAGAAATTGACAGAATTCCCAAAATATTACCCTAAAGGACATCTGTGCGAAGGGGAAGAAATTGACTATTCCAAGATCGAGTATTTGAATTGTTCTCATAATCAATTAACCTCACTTCCAGACTGTCTGGGAAAATGTAAAACATTATATTGTTCTTTTAATCAATTGACCTCACTTCCAGACTGTCTGATAAACTGTGAAAGGTTGGATTGTGAGGATAACCAATTAACCTCAATTCCAGACTGTCTGGGAAAATGTAAAATATTGTATTGTTCTTATAATCAATTAACCTCAATTCCAGACCGTCTTGGAAAATGCAAGAATTTGGATTGTTCTGAAAATCAATTAACCTCACTTCCAGATTGTCTGAGAAATTGTAAAACATTACTTTGTTCTTTTAATCAATTAACCTCACTTCCAGACTGTCTGAAGAATTGTAAAGTATTGAATTGTTCTAATAACCAATTGACCTCACTTCCAGACTGTCTGGTAAAATGTAAAAAATTACTTTGTTCTGGTAATCAATTAACCTCACTTCCAGATTATCTGGAAAATTGTAAAAAAATGGATTGTTCTGATAACCGATTAACCTCACTTCCAGGTTGTCTTGAAAATTGTGAAAACCTACTTTGTTTTCGCAACCAATTAACCTCGCTTCCAGACTGTCTGGGAAATTGTAAAGAACTACATTGTTATGATAATCAATTGACCTCAATTACAGACTGTCTGCAAAATTGTGAACACTTGAATTGTTCTTTTAATCAATTAACATCACTTCCAGGCTGCCTGATAAATTGTAAATATTTGGATTGTTATTGTAATGATTTAACCTCACTTCCAGATTGTTTGGAAAATTGTGAGGTATTAAATTGTTTTCATAACCAATTAACCTCTCTTCCAGACTGTCTTGAAAATTGTGAAAAACTACTTTGTTTTCGCAACCAATTAACCTCACTTCCAGACTGTCTGGTAAAATGTAAAAAATTAAATTGTTATGGTAATGAATTAACCTCATTTCCAGACTGTCTGAAGAAATTGAAGACTTGCAAAGTATTTGGGTTTGACTAAATCTTTTCTCATTCTTAGAATGAGATTTAAAATTACCTTTCATTTGAACTTAATCATGAATCTCTATTCTGATCTTAATAACTACCTGTTGAAATTCTGTTCTGAAGAGGTTGGTCTTTGTCTTTTTTAACCTCACTTTCAGATTCTGAAAAATTGTAAACACCTGAATGTTGGCTGGCACTTTGAAAACACGTCTAAATCTATTTTAGAGAAAAGCAACGGTTTTTAAAAGATTTGATCTTTTAAAAAAAGGAAGTTAAATCAGAATCTTCCGAGTCTGTTGAATCTTGAGATAAGGTCATAATTGGAAAATTAAAACATGAAAATAAAGACCAACAATCACCCTCAACGTCCCAATCTATCGAAGGATCATCAGCCCATAACTCTGGAGATTCACCTGTTACTTTGTAATGATGAGATGTTTTACAAAGGGGGCATTCAGGTTTGAAATGTGCTAGTACACATTTTCTGTGAAATTGATCATGACCACAGGGCAAAATAAATCTTCGTTTACATCTTTCAAAGCATATACAACATTCTTCATCGTTCATTTATGCCCCAAAATTATTATCAAAAAGAGAAGTAATTCTGTGGATGTTACCTTGTCATCTACTAAATTCACTCAATTTTATCAAGGAATCGTGTAGGGATGATGATTATGAAAACATTTTACACGTTCTTGACCACCTCTCTGGTTACCCACAATTATTTTATCAAGTTACCCTGAGTTTAGGGGAAGAGAACGAACCCATACTCGAATGGAACAGTAGATTTGTCTCTTGTGATTCTTATTTTGGGGAAATAGCATTTTTGTGGGTTAAACCATCTTTGTACAAGGATAAAATCAAAGAAACTGAGGATAAACTCGAACTTGTTGATGAACTTCCAAACAACAGTTGTTTAGAAATAGAAGATAGACTACAGAGACTTCTAATCATACCAGATTTTGGGTAGAATTCATTAAAGATGAATGATCCAGTAATAAATGCAGGTTCCAGAACATGACATGCCTATTTTGGCGTCAGATGCAGCTTCAATGATGAGGAAACGAATTAATAAAAACTCAAAACCTTATACACAGGCGGTGATGATACTCAATAATAAACTTGTTGACAGGTGGAAGACCGAGATGTTGGACAAAATCTCTGATTCCAATGGACAAATTTTATCTAGAAACGTGTGGAAAACCTGGTTATTATTTCAAGAGGGAGTTGGAACTGAAAAGTACATGGAATTAAAAGAGCAGGGTGTTATCAGGCATGTTGATGAAAATGTTCTTGAATTCTGGAAAGATTTTTTCGAAAATAGATCTGTGGAGGAGATGCATAGCTACGGGTCTGGAAATGTATCATTTGGATGGACAATTATACAGAATGAATTGAGAATGAAATCAGCTGAGGAGAAGTGGGATAAAATCTTTTCTACTAGTTCAGATCCCCACGATTGGTATAAACTTTCATTTAAATATTCTGACCTGACACAAGGCAAAGAATTGCCATTTTGGAACGAGGAAATTTTGGCTGATGTTCAGGAAAAGGTCGCAACTGTACTTATGGTTCAGGTAGAACCTACCAGTTAATATGTTTTATGATTCGTGAATCATAAAAAATCTATTCCACCCTTCCAAGGTACTTGTAATTCAAGAGTTTGATATAACTATCATTTCTGATGGTGGTGGGGTAACTTTTGTACGCGTGTTCTATGTGATATACACATATGGAATAATTCATAACTTTGTTTCTGTCAGAATGAGGTATTTCGTCTATAGATATCCCGGTTGGGTCAGCCACATAAAAATCGAATGTGCCACCACCTCTACCACCTCTACCATCACCTGTACTCGTCTCTTTAAATTTTCCCTCCAGGGCTTGAAAGGCCGAATTCTGGACAGCTATATTTGTGAGTTTGACAATATCGCTTGCTGAATAACCAAACATTGGGTCTTTCCCCCTGTAGTCCTCGGGGTTGACATATTCGCCATTTTGTATGGATTGGTGAATACGTACCCCTTCTTCGGTGGGTCCAAGGTGAACCTTTACCTTGGAAGAATTCTTCACATCTTTTCCACATATAGCCTCAACATATGCTTTTGATAGAATGGAACCAGTTTCCCACCATACTGGCTTTTTGGATTTATAACAACGTTTTCCCCAATACTTGATATTGCCATATATTCCTGGTTCTTCACCCTTTTTCACATTCTGGGAAAATTCTTTAATTCTCTCCTCTTGTGGGATCTGTGGTGAAGAATAATTTTCAGCAAGAACAGACTCAACAAGCCACACTCTTGCATCTTCATCGGGTAGATCCACGAAAACTCTGGAACTCAATCTTCTAAGAATAGCATCATCTATATCCCAGGGGTAATTTGTCGCAGCGATAACAGAAACTTTTGGAGATTTAATGATACCATCCATAGCCTGTAAAAGAGCATTAACAGAACGTCTCATACTTTGATCATCTCCACGTGCTCCAGCAACGGCATCAAATTCGTCCATAAAAAGTACAGCAAGTTTGTAGGGGGATTTTGGATCATCAACAATAGCCTTGGCGCAGGCGAAAACCTTGTCAATGTTTTTCTCAGTCTCTCCTTCATACTTCCCCCTCAATTCTCCGGCTGTGGGGGCAAAAAACGCGACCCCTGTTAATTCAGCTGTAGCAGCCCTAGCTAACAAGCTCTTGCCAGTCCCTGGACTCCCGTAAAGAAGTATACCCTTGGTTTTGCTTGTGAACAGGCTTGGATATGTTTGGGGGTAGATGTAGTTTACAAGAAGATCATTTTTAACCTGGTGTTGACCAGCAATTTCATCAAAGGATGTGTCAAGTTTTCCCAAGGGGGGTTTACAATCAAACGTGTTCACCTCCTCTTCTGGCATGAGAGACGCTGAAAATTCAAGTAATTTCCTTATAGAATTGTTGAGTTCCACAGCAGAAATCCCCTCCTTTTCATACTCACCGATAATCTTTCGATTAAAGAGCTGGATCCATTCTGAAAAAATAGTTTCTGATAGTTTACCAACACTCTCATCCACATCAGTAACAATATTTTTCAAAATCATTGTCTGTCCACTTCCTCCCCTTTCAGCAGTTTTCAACAATTTTTCGAATTCTTTCAAGTTCTCCATTTATTTATTAACCAGAAATATATAAATGGAAAGAGGGTTAACCAGAAAAAAAGCTGGAGAAATAAAAGGATCTCTAGACAATTATTTGAAAACAGGAAGCATTAAAGATTATTTGGCCTCTCCTCAAGATGATATAAAAGATTATCTAAAGGTAAAACCCGCAAATGAGCTCGAGAGTTATCTGCATAAAAAACCATCTATTAAATCATACCTCAATCGCCAACCCATAAAGAAGGTTTCTAAAACAGCTGTTGAGCGTGTTTCATCTGTTATCAGTGAAGATGATGACGATCTCGGAGGGCATGTCAGAAAAATAACCAGGATTGTCAAGGAGGAAGTAGGGGAAGAAAATACTATTACAAACAAGGGGGTTTATCACATTATTAGTACCTGGATTTCTAGTAATTGGAGACAGATAGTTTGGAACGTGGTCTGGTCATCAATTGTTGTTCTGGCCATTGGGATAGCTTATGTTTCGTTCACGGCAGGATCATGGTTTTTATTACTGAAGTTGCTGAAACACCTGGGATTGAAAGTTATACCCCAAGCTCTGTTTTCAGCCTTGGGAAAAGCTGGTTTTTCTATTGGAGCCACAGTTACTATAGATGGTTTGATTGGACTTGCCAAAAAGAATGATAGGTTGAGAGGTGTCCTGGAAAAAGAGGTTTCTGTGAAGTACCTCTCATCTGTGGCCCAAAAACTAGGAATAAATCTTTCAGATAGGGTGAAATCTGAAGATATACTCAAGATGACTATAAACACGGGAACTAGTCTTGGTATATCCGGATTGAATGGCTACCTTATCTCCACAGGGATAAGTTTTGGTATGAGAAAGACCACTGAAACTGTTTCGAACCTCAAGAAAAAAATGAGAAATGTTGTATCTGATGTCAGCAAGCTTAGCACTGATGTTAAGAAAACCACAGCCATGTCTATACTCAATCTTGATCCCAAACCTATTGTTCAGACTGTTGTAGAGGATATAGAAAATTCAGCTCCTAGAAGATTATCAAGAATAGAATCATCTGTTAACAAGGTAAGAGATAAGACGGAAATCTCCCAAACAACAGAAAATGTTATTGGATACAACAAACTTCTCACAGCCGCTACCATAACCTCTATAGCACTAGCAAGTATTGGTTTGGCCAATACAGACATAGAAACCGCCAACATCCTCAAGGAGCAATTGGAAATTTACGGACAGGATGCCATGTCCAAACTTGGATCATCTGAAACTATAGGGAAGGTGATCTCAACCTCCTTCAACTTTGCTAGGGAATCAAAATACCTGAAGATTCTAGCCGCCCAATATCTCCTTGAAAAGATAGGGGTCAATGCTATCCTGGACTCCTTCTCTGATTATCTTATTCCCAGGGAAGAGGCCAAATTGCGATCTCTAAATGAACTCATAAAGAAGGAAAAGAGCAAGTCAAAACTTGCAAAACTTTCGGCTCAGTTCTTGACCATTCTCTCTGGTGGAAATTATCATGATATTGAATCTCTAGAAGCTTTATCTATAATCGACCTGAGAAATATTTACAGGGGTATCAACCCAAAAGATATTGCTTTTTCCAAGTATACAAAAATCCAGCTTCAGGGTCTGATTCTCTCGAAACAGAAGGGGCGCAGGTTGATGGTGGCGCAACTCTTGAATACAGCTATGAAAACCGGGCTGAAAACAGCTGCAGCTTCCATAACTTACGAGGTTGCTGTTGAGGGGTATTCTTTCGCGAAAGCCTCTCTAGAAGAAATCGAGAGAGAGGCTTTGAATCTATCCAAAGGGATTGAAGAAAGAGAATTATCCCAAGAGGAAGCCAGTAGATTGAAGGAAGAGAGAAAACTCCAAGTAGAAATGGAGAAGGGTTTGAGAAAGAGAGAAATATCTGAGTTGGAGGCTAAGAAACTCAAGATTGAGCAAAAGGAAAGGGTATCCGAGATCAAGAAGGAACGAGAAGCAAGAAGAAGTCTGGAGGAATCGAAAGAGGTCAGGTTTGAAAAAGCTCTGGAACGATTGAGAGAAAGAATGGAGGAAAAAAAGCTGGAAGAAGCCCTGAAACTTGAAGAAATCTCCAAGAGGATGAATATTGTCATCGCCACGGATGATGGTATAAGCCATCCAATACCCTCTGATGATGTCCTGTTGGATAAGAATTTGCAAAAGGTTCTTGATCTGAAGGTTACTCCACTTTTCGAATATTTGACCAAAGAAGCTGCAAAAGCCTCCACTTCATGGGTCCCAGGAATAGGTTGGATTCAGGCTGGAATACAGAAAATAAACGTGGGTCTAACTGTTGCCGAGACCACCAAAAACGTGGGAAAGATTCTGGAAGTTCTCACAAAATTGGACAAGGGGGAAACAGACATAGAACCAATTCTAGGAAATCTAGACCAACTTTTAGGTATGAGACTGCCATCGTTGAATTCTATAGTTGATGAGGCTATCAAGACGTCAGAGATAAATCTCAAAGAACTTGTATTGAGAAAATTAAAAGACAAGTTTATAGAAGGTTGGGATAATCAGAGAGTTGCCTACGAGATTGGAAAAGAACTTATTGGACCTGGTGAAAACTTTGGAGTGGACATCACTCAGGATTTTGGAGAGAGAATATGGAACAAATTGTGGTAAATGCTATCTCATTAAAAATTTTAATGATCTTTAATCTCACTAGTGAGATTAAAGATATAGTTTAGTTCTCAAATCCTGTTACTCTACAATTCTCCAGACAGTCTGGAAGTGAGGTTAATTGATTATCAATACAATGTAATATTTCGCAATTCTCAAGACATTTTGGAAGTGAGGTTAACTGATTCTCAGAACAAATCAATATTTTACAATTCTTTAGACAGTCTGGAAGTGAGGTTAATTGATTATCAATACAATATAAGTGTTCACAGTTTTTAAGACAGTCTGGAAGTGAGGTCAATTGATTACCAGAACAAAATAATTTTTTACAATTTTCCAGACCCAACGGGTTTTCTAGAAGTGAGGTTAACTGATTCTCAGAACAATTCAATATTTTACATTTTTCAAGACAGTCTGGAAGTGAGGTTAACTGATTCTCAAAACAAATCAATATTTCGCAATTCTCCAGGCCCAACGGGCCTTCTGGAAGTGAGGTCAATTTATTATGAGAACATTCCAGGTATCTGCACTTTCCTAGACATTCTGGAAGTGAGGTCAATTTATTATGAGAACATTCCAGGTATCTGCACTTTCCTAGACATTCTGGAAGTGAGGTCAAGGTATTCTCAGAACAAAGTAAATTGTTACATTTTTCAAGACAGTCTGGAAGTGAGGTTAATTGATTACCAGAACAATTTAATCTTTCACAATTTCTCAGACAATCTGGAAGTGAGGTTAATTGATTACCAGAACAATTTAATCTTTCACAATTTCTCAGACAATCTGGAAGTGAGGTTAATTGATTACCAGAACAATTTAATCTTTCACAATTTCTCAGACAATCTGGAAGTGAGGTTAATTGATTCAAAGAACAAAGTAAATTGTTACATTTTTCAAGACAGTCTGGAAGTGAGGTTAATTGATTCAAAGAACAAAGTAAATTGTTACATTTTTCAAGACAGTCTGGAAGTGAGGTTAATTGATTCAAAGAACAACTTAATCTTTCACAATTTCTCAGACAGTCTGGAAGTGAGGTCAATTGGTTACCATAACAGAATAATTTTTTACAATTCTCCAAACAGTCTGGAAGTGAGGTCAATTTATTATGATGACAATCCAGATACTCGATCTTGGTGTAATCGATCTTCTCCCCCTCAAACAGATGCCCTTTAGGGTAGTGTGTTGGTAGTTCTTTCAATCTCTTCCCAGAGACAATCAGTTTCCTAGAAGCCCGTTCTTTGAACTCTGACACAGACAGAGATGAAAATTCTTTATTTGCCAATACCAACCCCTTCAAAGCTCCTTCAGAACAGAATTTCAACAGGTAGTTATTAAGATCAGAATAAAGATTCATGGTTATCATCATTTAGAAGGTAAATCTAAATCTTATTTTTTTCTCAATATGGATATATTCTACAAGGTTTAACCATAACTGTAATTCCAAGTTTTTTGAAAAGGTTTCTATTTCTATCATGATAGAAATAGAAACAAAACCTAGGAAAACCATTCAGAATCATCGCTTTTCTCGAGAACAGTAACAGGAAGAATTTTCACCATAGAACATACCTTATTACGTCGAATTTCATTCCATATCAAAACCTCATCATCAACTTTGACAAACGATGAACATGACCTGCATTCTTTGATCCACCTTTCCACAAATATGATAGCCTCTTCCTTGCTGCTAAAAACCTCAAGCTCGTTGATACCCTCATATGGAACTTCTTGTATTACTGACCAATACGACATCTTAAGAATGATTTATGCCTTAAATATTAATCTCATTTTTTTCATTTCTAAGGTAGATAGAAATTTTCATTTCTTATAGACCAAGAATTAGTGAGCAGCTGAATAAGAGGCCCTTTTGAAGGTTTGGACAAACCATTTATTCAACCCATCCCTAAGTACAAACTGATTTCCATCTGTTCTGAAGGGATATGAATTACTAACAGATTTCTTGGTCTGTAGATCCAAAATCCACATATACTGCATTGGCCCACCTCGTGTATTAATGGCCAAATGCCTAATTTCACCTCCAGCAAGGGTGAATAAAATTGGAGGAACTGGGCCTGTGCAATAAGATGTAATACCAACCCCTATAGGTCTCGGAGACGAATTTTCAACTGTGACATATCTATTGTGATAATCTCTAATAATCTGATAGGCAAGATCAGAGGGGTGTGTTGTACCTTGAAGTTTATTATAATCTCTAACAATATTATAGTTTTTGGGGGTCTCCATTTGATCCGTGGTCAAATAGTTGTAGTACATCAGACAATTTAATACATTGTTATATGAACTTAAGACTAAAAAATGACTTTTTGAATTACGCATCTCATGAAATTGACCCAATGGAAATTTTAGGGATACCTGAAGTTTTGATATGCATCAGGGAGAACATAACAGAAGCTGAATCATTGAATCTTATGATGGTCTGTAAACTATGGAATAAAATTTTTTATAGGGAACCAAAAATGACAGCCTCAATTGGAACTGAATATTGGGATGAAAATGATATTTCTAGAGCTTTACTCCGAGGCTATAGAATGTCTCTAAATTTGGAAAGATTACCCAAAACGTGTCTATTGGCAAGTTTCGCAGAATTGAATTTCGTGAAGATGGCTAGGATAACCATGAAGAGGATGTCTGATCAATCATCGGGGTGGATTTCGTGTACCATAAATGGATTAACTGAAAAGGAACTGGTCATTTTCTACCTTAAATTTTTTAAAAGTATGGGGAAACAAACACCATTGTTTCTCAAACAAGATGCCCTGAATTTTGGTATAGATATAGAAACTGTTCAACTTCTCCCCCACGAAATCCCACTACATGGTATCATGGGGAAAGAGTTGACTTAATTAAACCTCAAATTTAGTATCTTTCGCCTCGCTTCGGCAATTTCTTATTATGACCATTTTGATCAAATAAGAAATCACTCAAGTCTTCTGACAGTAGGTTTACCAATGTTCTTTTTTTCACCTTAGAATAGTGAAAAATGGTGATTTATTTGCAGTAATATTGGTTAATTTCAGGTGTGGCCTAACAGATACTAAATCAAACCTTCCTTTGAATAAGGTTATAAACCTTTGTTAAAATCTCCTGTCTAATAGAATTTACATTTTTCAATCCATCATCAAACGAGACCCACTTTACATCGTTGGCTTCTTCAGATATGGTATATTTTCTAATACAGCTTGGAGTTTTTGTGTAAGCAGGTGTAACCATCTCGGCTGTATAAGCTACATAATAATCTGTAGAATAAATCTTTCCATTTGTTCCCACAAACTTCTCTGAAAATTTTACATCTGGAATAATGTCGATTTTTACCTCTAGTTTTGTCTCTTCCCTAAATTCTCTTATAGCACATTCTATGTCCCCCTCCTTGTTGTTGTTCTTTTTCCCCTTGGCAAAACCCCAGGGAGGTTCATATAGACGTGTTTCTGTAGTTTCCAGAACATGTTTAATATAAGGTTTGGCGTAATCATACTTTCTTTTAGCGCTTTTGTAACCATCTTTATAGATTCTATAGTCATGATTTACCCACAGATCATCCCAAAGCTCATCAAATGTATAGTTTTGAATTCTCTCCCTCTCCTCCTGACTCATTAAACTGAACAGTCTGTATACATCATCTTTACCAGACCAATACCCCCTCATAAAATCCATGTAATCAAAATTATCTCTTCTCTGGTAAAGAAAAACCTTGAAATCACCATTGGAATCGAAAGTATAGAGTATAATCCCATAGCTCATTATATATCTCTCTCTTTTTGATCTATATTCCATGGTGATGCTATTATATTTATATCGTTTATCCTTAAGTTATTAACCCATGGTTAATTTTGTTCAAACTTTTGGGTGGGATAAAAATGTGAATCTTTTTAACCTACAAAAGATATGAGAAACCCTATCTGTAAAGTACTTTACAAATCCCCTTGGGTGATTATTATTTATAGGTGAATAGCAATCTCGTTTTTTTTCTCATTCTAAGAATGAGAAAAAAGCTTAGTCACACCCTGTTAAGTCAGGAGAATACTAATAGTAGAGCTCCCTGGCTTCTTTGCATGACAATCAATCTCTGCTCCAATCATTCTCCAGAACAGATACCTTAAGAAAAGAATGACAACATCTCCAGGGGAGACTTGAAGTTTTTGGGAATATTACCCTTAAATTTGAGCTTGTTTCTTATTCTCTTTGTTACAGAATCTCTAAATCTTCGATCCTTGTTATATCGTTTGACCATTTCTTCCATAGTTCTCTCCATTCCTTCTGGGTAGAGTATTCTATCTGATGGCTGGTTCAATTTTTGGTAAAGGGCGTGATACAGAAACTGTGGATTAAACTTCTTTTTCTGGTCAAATGCTACACGTTTGTAACCCAAACTTTTCAGGTATGTATCAATCTCCGTGGAAGTATAATATTTGGCGTAATATTCCTGGAGTTCGTTAACATTCCTCTTGATCATATCTTCCATGTGAATCCATGTCAAAAAATCCACGTCTTCCTTGTTCTTGGGATTATGTTCCCTTAGGAAGAGATATCCATTTGGTTTGGTGATTCTCTCCACCTCGTTAATCATTGTCGAAAGATGTTCAAAATGGTGGAGTGTCACCAAAAGGGTAACCAAGTCTGCTCTCTGATCCCCAAGAATAATCTTCTCGTCTTCAACTATATTAATCTCTTCCCCTCCCTCAATATCAAACATAACCAATTCGTCCACCTTCAACTTTTTGGCCAAAGATTTTGATATGGTTCCTGTTCCAGCCCCTATGTCAACCATGGTTTGTATGGTGATGTCTGCTGGCCATAGCTTCATAAATTCCTCCAATCTGTTGGCTATTCTAAACTTCTCCTCTTTGGTTGGAATGAAAGATTGAATTTGACCTTTACCCAATATCACTATATCTTCGCGTTCAAGTAATTCTTCGGGTTCGTGAAATAAAAGGCGGTCGGGGTATATCTTTAAAAGTTTCTTTACAAATCTTTCTGGTAGATATCTCTTTCCCTCAAGAGGATCCCTAATCTTGGACAGGTCTAGTTTAGACCCTTCCATTTCTTTTTGAAGAACAACCTCGTTGATGACCTCAAAGACCATGTTCACATCATAACAATAAAATTCTCCGGTATCAGAGTTTCTACAAATAGCAAGATTCCCCAGATTGTCTGATTGGCACTCTTTGGATACAGATAACAAAATCTTGTTCCACGAAAATGGGGGAAGAAACGATGGTTCCATTCTCAGGGACAAAAACAGGTTTTTGGTAGAAACATACGAATTCAGTATACTCCTGGAAAGATTATCTCTCTCAACTTTGATCCTCTCAATACATATGTCAAAAAGTGCATCCAAGACCTCATCCGTATCTGTTTCAGTATTTGTTCCAGTGATCTCCAGTATGAATTGTGCCTGTGATTCTGGGCCAAGATCAGTTTTCATAGCCAATTCTGGAAGAAGGAGGGCCACGCTTGTTGGAAAATTTATGGAAAGTTTGCCAAGTTTGGAAATGCTATAGGAACCGTTGGATATCTTGGCTTTGAAAAACTTCGAGTGGGAACCAACTCCACTTTCTCTCATAAACAGAATGGGGAGAGAACAAGCATTCATATAGTCCATCAATCTTTTGTGATATACTATTTCCTTACCATCTTTTGTGGTTTTCATGATCTTCACCGGTTCCGTAGATGTTCTAGAGTAAACCTCTCCCTCGAAAATATTAACCTCCGAGATCAACTGCGTGACGAGGTCCCTGTGTACAATGTCAAGTTCCTCGATCTCTCCCTCTATCTTCCTTCTGGGTTCCGTAACATTTTCAAATTCTTGGTAATTCTTTTGGAGGTCTTCCAGATAATTTGCATCAAACAGAGACCTGATCTCATCTCTGGAACTGGAAGTTTCCAATTCTTCCAACATCTCCCTGAATTTCTGGTCTACAAAGGAGTCTATCAAACTCCTCCTAATAAATCCCGCTTCATCAAGACGTCGCTGGTGTGTATCTTTGTCAATTATATTTGCCAACAACTCTGCAAAATCATCCATACTCATGGTCTTCAACTCTCGTTCTGGGATAAGGGATAAACTTGCTTCCAATTTTAGACCTATTGGATCCTTTATCTCTGGTTGAGCATTAGAAATTTTCCAATATATAGCCTCAACAGAGTCTTGGTTCAAGTCCAGATAATACCTATTGATAAAATCGTCTATAATAAAATCGGGTCTGGATCGCCTCTCAAGTTCCAGTTCTACATTAGCTTCAATTTTCGCGTGGGGTATCTGCTTGACCAACTCATTGTGAATAAAACTTCTATACCACATTTCAAAATTCTCCCTATAATAGATATTCCATGGAATTATCCTTGGAATTTCCTCAAGAGATTCCAATAGTTTTTGTTTTTCATGTTCGACCTTCACATCAAGCTTAGAATTGATAAATATGTTAAACATGTAATTTCTCATATACTCTCTCAGTGAATCGTCAAGAGAGGGGTCTTCAAAATTTCTACCAAGAGCGAGAGATTTTTTGGAAATCTTTTCCCCCAGTCCTATGACAGATAAAAGGGGGACCTCATAAACAGATCCTTCATGAGATATTTTAAGTATAACTGGGTCTAGTTTTATCCCCACAACGACACCTTCTATAACGTCTTCAGAAGAGTATGAAAAGGAGATGTAAACTCCCGGAATTATATTCTTGTATTTTTCAGATGGCTTTTGTGATTTAAAATAGAATGTTTTTCCGGCCACCCTTACTCCATTTTTCCCAGTTCTGTAACTCTTGGGTATGTCCACGAGAGTGTCTTCAATCAGATTCTTGTATAAACACGTCTTCACACTCCCACCTGTGGTGACATACTCGAAACCATTTTTTAACAATTGGAGAATAATTCCTTCATCAAATCTAGCCTTTGGTTTAGCCTTAATTATAGATCCTATCGTAACTACATCCCCAGACTTCAAGATCACCTCACGGTTTGGTTCAAGTGGTGGACCAGCCTTCCTGAATCTTCTTCTCGTGGGGGCCAACATTTCTCCAATAATACGAGTCGAGTCTATTATCAAAGACGGAACACCCTCTTCGTATTGGACGGCCATATCCAGAGCAGGGGTATGTTCAGTTTTTTTAATCTTCAGGATGTCAGGATATAAATAGCGTTTGGGAGAAACTCTTATCTTGGATTTATACTTTCCCTTGGCTGTTTCTTGAGCTAGTGTTATAGGTATGTCAAACCCATATTTTTTCAATTCGTATATCTCATCTTCTGTTAGTTTTGACACATCCATCTTGTCCACCACATATTTTTTAATTAGGGACGTATGAGTTCCCTCAACACCAGAAATCTTTGTGGGAACCTTCACTGTTGTGGTTTTGAATGTTGGATACCGAACCTTAATTTCCTTCTTGTATACTGCATTTTCCATTCCAGGAAGTTTGACTCTAACATCTTCTACCCTATATTCAGCCTTAAACTTGGGGATAAAAACCCACCCCTCATTCTTCTTTAGAGGGGTTATTGAACTTCGCACTCTCTCCCTCGTCCTCTCCAACATGAACTTATACTTCAAGTATTTTTCAACCTGTTTATCATCTTCCAGGTCCATCATTTTAGATCTATATTCGTTGAGATCATCTCTAGCTTCAAGTAGAGAAACATATCTGGCTACATTGTCATACTTCATATACTTCAGTTCATCTTCTGTACCTCTGGCCTGTAAGAATTCCTGAACTTTTACATCATTTTCCAATGTATCAATAGTTCTTTCTACATTCCTTGTCTGGAGACTTTGCACACGATTTTTCAACTCTACGTATTCCTTTACAGGTGGTTCAGTTTCTTTCAAACTATCAAGTTTCATTTTCACATCCTCTTCTTCCTCCTCAGAGAATTTTCTCATCCTCTTCACTTGTTTTCCTATAACAATTTCTCGTGTAACTCTCCCTGAAACTTCTTCGTATTCCTTTACAACTTTCTTTCGCCTGAACTTTTGAATTTCCTTCTTGATGATATTTTGAGACTTGCGATCTTGGGTTTCCTTGAAATCTCTTAACAATTTCAGATATTTAATCACAGTTTTGTCCTTCAAAAGAAGGTCAAGTTGTTTTTCCTTTTCGGTAACAACATCTAATGGGAGTCCTTCATGTTGTTCTTCAGACATTGTTATTAACAACTAGAACAAGTTATCTTGAATTGTAATTTTATTTTTCATTTTTACCAGTTCACATTTCTGGTGACAAAATGAAAAATACACAAACAATATAAAAGTCGTGTAACCAAGTATAACTTGATATGGAAAAAAGGGTTGTCGACATCAGGGAGTTTGAACTTGAAAGTTGCCCGTTGTCATGTACATGGATTATTGTTGGACCTCCGTCTAGCGGTAAATGTCTAGCGAAAGACACCCCTGTAATCATGTATGATGGGAGTATTAAGCTTGTTCAAGACGTAAACAATCACGACTTTTTGATGGGAGATGACGGGACCAAGCGTACAGTGTTGAGTACAACCTCGAATAAAGATAAAATGTTCACGATTAAACAAAATTACAACAGGATTTTTTATTCAAAATACACGGTGAATGAACCTCACATTCTTTGTTTAAAAACTAGTCAGAGTTCTCCTGTTAAGGAGATGACGGTGAGAGATTATCTCGACTTACCAGATCTTGAAAAGAAAATGTACAAGACTTACACGGGACCCAAGATTATGGAATGGGGAAAAAGATCTAATCTGGCATCTCTAGAACTCCACCCATACCTCGTGGGGTTCTTGTTGGGGTGTAAATACAAAGATGGAAATATGTCGGTTATATCCAAAGTCCAAGACACGACCCTTGAAAATATCAAAAAATTGGGGGGTGAAATGGTATCATTTACAAGGGGGTATTATGATAGGAGAATGTGGGAAACAAAATATAAGGTAGAGCCAGGTTCAGATAGAGTAAGTAAAATTTTATCCAGTTTGGGCAGAATACCACCTGAATATCTTTATGCATCATATAGCTCTAGAGAAGAGCTGTTTAGAGGTATAGTTACATCAAGTTGGGGAAAGAATAATTTGCATGTTCGTTTTTCAAAAGAACTTGCGGAAGATATTATGTTTCTAATCAGATCTTTAGGAGGTCTAGCTTACACAACTCATAATTTCGAAAGAAACCGAAGTTACAACATTATGTACAGTTTTGAAGACTCACTCCTGGACTTTGACGTGATGTTTGAAAACGTAGACACCTACTACGGATTTCAAATTGACGGAAATGGAAGATTTTTACTTGGAGATTTTACCGTGACTCACAATACAACTTTCATTGAAAACATGATGTATTACAACAAACACAAATATCCAGTTGCTAGGGCATTTATAGGTACAGAGGGGGCTTATAAAAAGTTCTGCGATATTACACACCCACTCTATGTGTCAAACTACTATGACGCTGACGAGGAAAAGGACCATATTGTACGCCAGAGAATGTGTACATTGGAAAACAGCCAAAATTATTTGGGAAACTATGCCATAAATGTTATCGACGATGCCAGTGATGATCCCAAAGAATACAAGACCAAGATAATGAGAGGTCTATTCAAGCTTGGGTCTCAACATTGGGCTCAATTGTTAATGATTGGTTCCCAATATGCTATTGACATGCCCCCAGATATCAGGAAATCTGTATCCTACATCGCGTTATTCAGAGAACCAGAACCCCTAGAAAGAGAGAAACTCTACAAAAATTTTGGAGGTTTGGCCGGTTCCTATGAAAACTTTTGCAAGTTAATGGATGATCTCACGGGTGATTATACCTGTATGATTTTCAAGAAACGGTCTCAATCAAACAATATGGAAGACTGCATCTTTTGGTACAAGACTGAGGTTCTTCCGCCTTGGAAGTTTGGATCCAAAGAATATAGGAAATGGGGGAAAGAAAGGTATGACAAAAACTATGTGGAGGAAGTTATGTAGTCTTTTTTCCCAAAAAAAATCCTCGTTCCCACAATTTAGTTACAAATTGTGAAATGTGGTAAGTCTAAAATTCAGGCCTGAAAAAGACTGAATCTTATCATTTTAGGTTAATGTTAACCTAAAATCTAAAATGATAGTTAAACTGAAATCACAGTACTTGGAAATGAGAGTAATAATCTCAATTTTTAAATATTTACACTTCTGATAAGTGTTGATTTCAGATTATTAAAAGGTGAAAATAAAATAAATAATCATTTTTTAAACCAACCTTAAATAAATCTGTAAGGATCTCTATTTTAAATCAGGTCAGGTTAACCTGACCTGATTTAATTCCAAATTATTTTATATCCTCAAACTTTATCTAGTAGTATTAAATGAGAAGTTTGTCCCGTGGTAGAAGATCCAATGCAGGTGTTAAACCATCTGTATCTCGCAGAAATTGGTACGATTGGGTGAGCGCATCATCCACTAGAAACTACATGATGAAAGATCCTGTATTGGATTGGTATAAATATCACCTGAGAAATGGGGGTTCTACTACAATGGGAAGAAATAACCTCAATATATCTTCTAAATCGGATGAAAATAATTTCACGTCATTCATTATGAATCAGGGAGTAAGATTTGAGGAGAAGATCATGGAATTGATGAAAGAAAAATTTGGAGACAACATTCAAACCATAACCACGCCTGAAAACGCGTTTATTTCTTCTAGATCTACACAAAAGGCTATAGAAACATTCAATTCTATGAAGCGTGGGGACCCTATTATTTATGGTGGAATTTTACACAACGAAACTGATAAAACTTATGGTGTTCCAGACCTGATTGTAAGAAGTGATTGGTTGAGTAGTATAGCATCTCCATGGGGAAACGAGGGGGTCCCATCCTATGAAGAAGAGGAGGAGGTGAAAACAAAAGCTCCTCTTTTGGGGGACAATTCTTGGCATTATGTCATCGTAGACATAAAATTTTCCACCTTGACTCTTTGTAGCAATGGCAAGACCATTCTTAACTGCAACTCGTTTCCATCCTATAAGTCCCAACTTTATATTTATACTAACGCCCTTGGAATTTTGCAAGGATATGTTCCGTCTAAAGCCTATATTCTTGGTAGAAGATGGAAATACACCCAACGAGGAGTATCTTTCGAATCGTGTTTAAACTCGTGTTTTGATAGGCTCGGTGTGATAGATTATCAAAATTTTGACCAACAATATATCTCCAAAACAAAAAGTGCCATTCAGTGGGTAAGAGAATGTAGATCTACAGAAGCTAAAAAATGGAATGTATTTGAATATCCCCTAACCAGACCTGAACTTTACCCCAACATGTCAAACACGTATGATAGCCCGTGGAGGGTTGTGAAAGAAGATATAGCCAAACAAAACAAGGAGTTGACATCCCTGTGGAATGTTGGGGTTAGGGAAAGAGAAATAGCCCATTCTCATGATATATACAGATGGAATTCAAAAGAATGCGAGGCTTCTAAAATTGGAATCAGGGGTAAATACACCCAAAGAATTTTAAACAAAATAATAAAGACTAACAGGGGGGTGAAAAAGAGAAAACAGAAACATCACCCAAAAAAGAGGGGAATTTTGAAAAATGTAGTTAGATGTATAACAAAGAAAAATAAAATTCAAATGGTTAGACCAGCCCATATAAAGTCAAATATTTTTTGGTGGAGGGATATCCCCTTTTCAGATAAAAATACACCTCTTGAATTTTATGTAGATTTTGAGACTATAAATAATGTCATGACAGATTTTATCACATTGCCTGTAACCAGGTCTTTTGGAAAGTCCAATGAAATGGTCTTCATGATTGGAGTGGGGTATATAGATCCCCAAACAACAGATTGGGTGTATAAAGATTTTACATGTGATAAACTAAACTCCAAGAGTGAGCTTACAATGAGTCTGGAATTTGTGGATTTTATAGAGTCAAAGTGGGATGAATGGAGGGGGTTATACCCCTCTATCAATAATAGATCTCCAACATTTGTTCATTGGGCTTCAGCGGAGGTCACCAACTGGAATAAAATTAGAAACATAAATCGCGGTAAACTCCCCAATTTCCAATGGTTAGATCTGATGAAACTTTTCAAAGATGAACCAATAACAGTCAAGGGATGTTTGGGCTTTGGTTTGAAAGAAGTCTCAAAAGCCATGAAGTCACATGGCTTTATAGAAAGTATTTGGGAAGAAGACACCCAATGTATTGATGGACCATCTGCCATGTTGTGTGCCTGGAAAGCATCAAAGGAAACTTCAGATTTAAGAACAGCTCCAGTTATTCAGGAGGTCAAGAAATACAATGAGATGGATGTCAAGGTGCTTCAAGAAATTTTGAAATATCTTAGAATAAACCATTAATATAACCACAATTCTATTTCAAATACTGAATTCTCCAATAAACCCCACTTTTATACAAGGTTATCCTGGTTATTCCTTTTTTTTTCACTTTCTGAAAGTGAAAAAAAAAGTTTAGTCAAACCCATATTACCAGACAGACGTCATCAAAGCAATTTTTGAAAAAATGATAACCCAGGTTTATTCACCCTCTTTGATAAACCATGATTTCAACTACCAACCTAAATATTATTATCCAAGAAACTCTCAGGAAGGCTTATGTTGAGGAGCAGGTTGTACAAACCCTCTTCTCCAAGATTGAGAGAGGAAATTAGATGTCTCTAGGAAGAGATTGACAGAATTACTAACACACTACCCTAAAGGGCATCTGTACGAAGGTGAAGAAATTGATTATTCTAAAAAATGAGATAAACCTATTCACTTTAGAATAGTGAAAATGGTGATTTATTTGCAGTAATATTGGTTAATTTCAGGTGTGGCTGTGCGGTAGTGGGGGTTTAACTAAATCTTTTCTCATTCCTAGGAATGAGAAAAAACTGAGATTAAAATATAAAATGATATTTCAAATCATTCATATTTTTATTTCAAGATGACCACTTGTTATATATGCGCTGACATTCAACTGACAGAAATTGATTTCTATAGAAAAGGTTTTCATAAATACTGTGATTACTACGACGTGTTGTTTGAATTTTGTGATGAAGAGAAACAATGGTATTGTAAAAGGTGTTTTTCTATATGGCATAGCGTAGAAGGTAATTATTATGACGGAGATATAGTAACATGTTTTTCAGGTAGAGAGACTAACGTCTCCTTTTCATCATAATTTCAGATTGCTAGCAATCTGAAATTAACATAAATTGTAAATATTTCTCTTTGTGATTATTAAATGGAGACCGAGTTAAAATATTTTTTTGAGGGCCAGGAACGGGTTATTCACGTCTTGGAAAATGGAGGATCCTTGGTGAAAATCCTTGGAATACCAGATAACACAATCTGTCCTTTGATGAATGCAGAGATCAAGATCATAAAGACTTTGGGAGAGGGTGGGTATGGGTTTGTATATGAAGTTGAAACCACGGTTAACGGAAAGAAAATCTTTGCCATGAAGGAGCAGACTTTGAATAAAATGCTTATATCAGCTAGATCTAGAATTTCACTAGACTCTGTTTCCAATCAATTATCAGAAAGGAACAACATACCCTCAGAAATAACAAAATGGGCCAATAACTATAAAGAATATTTTGAACCTGGTGATAAGATTGTTTATCCCACATTTGCAGAAGAATGCAGAACCAAGAATGTCAAGATAATTACTAGGTATGATAGAGGTAGAACTGTTAAAATTCCAATTGGAAGCTATATTTGTGGCACGTCTGTCTTTTCAGAATTTGCTATATCATCTATATGTAGTAAACTTTATTCAACCGGTGTTTCAGCCCATTTTTTGGAAATGTATAACTTCGCCCTGTGTAAGGATATGTTTTTTTTCAATTCTTATACGTTCATGGAGATAGCAGGTGGAAACTCTAAAACTTGTATGCTAAATCTACCAGTTAAGCTGGAAGTCTATGAAAAATCATTTATTGTACAAATACTCCACACGATTGCTGTTTACCAAAGCATGTATAAAATATCTCATAACGACCTGCACCTTGAAAATATCTTTTATGTCAAGGTTTGTAAAGATAGTAGATTTAATGGTCAATCTCTGTATGATGCCGAATGGTTTCATTACTCAATTGGGGAGGTTGATTTATACCTTCCAGCTCTTCCATATATAGTCAAAATAGCAGACTTTGGAAGATCTTTCAAATGGTCAGAACCAATTGTAGGAGATCGATCTATTTTATATGATAATCCCAAAGAGCCCTGGATTCCAAACTGGTATCTAGCTCAATATGATTCTCTTTATTTCTTGAAGGGGTGTGTCTGTATGGGGAGTTCCAGGGTCGCCCAAGATATTTTGAATATTCTCGGAGTTCCTGATAGTGCATTTAGAAAGGAGTCAATGAGGCCTATTTTTTCAACTATGCCCCAATATTATCAATATTATAATATCGCTGATCCACAGGTAAGAATACAAAATTACCTCCATACTTCAGCCATAGAGATTCTTAAAAACCAAGAGATTGTTGGTGAATTTTTAGAAAGACCCACATTTGGAAAAATTGTTACACTGGGAACTCTATAAGGAAAATGATATTATCACGATTTGAAAAAATGAGATTTGATTTTACAATACAGGTTAATATACCCTCTTTGACAAAGAAGTAAAATAAATGTCTACCATTACCATTTCAGTTACTGATCTGAATGCTATTATCCAAAAAGCCCTTAAGAAGGCTGAAGAGGAGATTAAGAAGCAAGTTATGCAGACTAACTCCTCCAAGAAGACTAAGACCTCCAAGGAATCGGAGTCTTCATCTGAGACTAGTCTTGTTCCTAATCCCCAAAGTCTCTCTGATATTAACAAGCTAAACAAGACCTCCGTCATGGCGTATTGTGATTATCACAAGATTAAGGTGAAATCAAGCAATAAGGGAAAAAATCCACTCCTCCCAGATTATAAGAAGGCTGCTAAAGAGTTTTGGGAATCTCATCATTCTGGGAAGGAGAAGAAGGAAAAGAAAACTGAGGAGGAGAAGTCTCCTCCTCAAAGTGAGAGTTCTGAATCTTCTGGACATGTAACCAAATCATCCGTCCAAAAAATGGTTGTTGAAGAACTTAGAAAGCTCGCAAAGAAGAATAAGATTGACCTTCCAAAAGGGGCTAAGAAAAATGATATTAGAGAAACCCTGATTAGAGATTTGGATCTTTCTTCACCATCCTCGTCCAGCTCTGAGAAAATTGAAAGTCCTCAGGTTAAAGCAGAGTGGAACAAGGAGCTTAGAATATTTTCTGCTGACATTGGTGGAAACGAATACCTCATTGACACCAAGACCAATACTATTGTGACTGGTATAGATACGGCCGAGGATGGTTCCCCAAAAATCTCCAAATTGAAGGTAAAGATGGCCAAAGAATTGGCTGGTGGGGGTTACAAACTCTGGAATGTTGTGGTTAAGAACAGGGAAGTGAACAAGACTGCCACCGCCAAAGAATGGAAGGAGATTATTGAGAAGATGAGAGCCAGCATGCCAGAATCCAGTGAATCCAGTGAATCTGGTGGTGCCGATAATGCTCATTCCAATTCTGGAGACAGTTCCAGTTCCAGCTCAAGTGAGTCTGAACCAAAACAAGAAAGCTCTGTAAGTAGTTCTAGTTCATCAGAACCTCTATCCAATGTGGATGAGGATGAAAGCTCTGTGGAGGAGGGGCAGATTATTGATTCTGAGTTGAAGAAGAAAATAGAGGTTTCAAAAGATGACTTTGAGAAGTTTTACAAGGCTATTAAGGTATTTAAGATTAACCAAGATGATGTGAATGCCTTGGTGAGAAATACAGGTCTTAGCAAGGAGGTTGTGGAGGAGATCAAGATGCGTTTCAAAAGGCTAACAGAGCAATATGTAGATGTTGTCTCTAGTGTTATTTTGGAGAGGAGGAAATTGCCTGAAACAGGACGACGGGGTGGGAGGCGTCCGAGGTTTGTCAGGTAAGAGGCATCAGGTATAATTTCCACTTCCAAATGGGAGTGGAAATGTGAAGAATACCTGGAAAAATGAGATTTTAAATAGGAAGTTGGATCATTATTAACCTCTGTAATGGAGATTACATACTTCAGAGATGGAGAAATAATATCGAGAAATGATGCTCTATCTTTGGTAAGTGACGTTGTTCCAACCCTGGAACGTGTTCAACCTCCACCCCAAGCTGATATTCTGAACCTGGAGAGAACCTTGAAGGAATCACCAACTGGTGTGTTGAGATACGCTTACTACAACGATGAGGTCAAGAAACGCGTGGAGAAATTGGGTTATAGACCATTACCAATATCTAAAAAATATAATCTAATGCCACACCAGATTGGCATAATCAAGTATATGAGACGCATAGAGAATGAAAGAAATTCGTACGGTTTGAGAGGAGGTATCCTGCAGCTAGAAATGGGTCTGGGGAAGACTCTTATAGCTATCTCTCATTCTCTTATCAGCCCTTCGGGTGGATTTCCGACTCTTGTTGTTGTTCAGAAATCCCTGTTGAGAATGTGGAGAGATGACGGTTTCTTTCAGTTTTTTGATAACAGGGTGAGAGTCTTGTATTTTCACAACGAAATGGCTACGCTGGAGAATGTTACTAGAAGTGATGTCTTGAAGTATGATTTTGTGATAACTACATTTGATGTGTTGGCGTCTGCCAACAAACAAATTGCTTATTACAAAAGATGTCTAGTTATGACCGGGAGAAGAGTATTTGGTGTTAGAAACGTGGAGAAAAGAGAAGCTGACAGGCCGTCTAGAACAGGACTACACATTCTATATTGTACACCGTGGGATAGGGTTATATGTGATGAATCACAGGCTATTTGCAATTTTAAAAGCAAGAGATTTAAGAATTGTAAGGCTCTATATGGGAAATATGTATGGTGTTTGACAGGAACTCCGGTGAAGAACAGGCCAGTTGATCTGTGGTGTCAACTCTCTTTTTGTGGTTTCTCTGCTATCACTTCTCCAAATGGGGAGCTTGGATTTTCCCCCAAGCATGTGAACATATACAGGCTTTACAACAATATCAAGATTCTGGGTTTCAATGACGTTGGGATGAAACTATCCCCAAAGTCAATAACTATCATACCCATTGTTATGGAAAAGAAGGAAAAGAGATTGTACAGCCACAAACTCTTAGACATAAAGAGTAAGGTGAACCATGACGGCTATATCTCCACTCTATCAAAAATCTCGGGCCTTCGATTGTTTTGCAACGCTCCATTTCTTGACAGCAAGATTTCTAGAGAAACCAATCACAAATCATACAACACTGAGACACTAATAACCTTCAAGAATAATAGTTGGCCAGAAGACCCTTTTGATACAGGTGGAATAAGATATCCCAAGATTAGAGTTATTGTGGAGACTCTTAAAGGGGTGAAGCAGAAATCTTTGATATTTTCCTCCTTCTCCAAGTGTCTGATGTTAATCAAGATAGCATTGGACAGAGAGGGGATATCTTCCAGGTTGTATACAGGGACTGAAACATCTATTGCTAGAAATAAAATTCTGGGGGAATTTAGGAATGATGATGTCAAGGTACTCTTATTGACATACCAAATCGGGTCTGTGGGTTTGAACATAACAGAGGCAAAGGTTGTGTTTTGCGTTGAACCGGGGTGGAACCACGTGGTCCATGATCAGGCTGTGGGAAGGTCATGGAGGCTAGGACAGACTGATAGAGTTCGTGTGTTTTCGTTCGTGACAACCAATAGTATAGAAGTCCCTATTCACAAGCTGTGTGAGGATAAGAGAAACATGGCCAAGGCGTTGGTTACTGGAAATACCAAAAATGCTATGGTTAATTCCACATTAACTATAGTCGAATTGAAAAGGCTACTAAGAGAGGGGGAATAGACCTTTCTAGAAATGTGAGATCTTTGTTAAAAATGATATCTTGAGTTGGAAGAAATTATTAACAAATGTCCAAGTGTATCAACCAAGATTTTAACATTGGAAAAATTAGCAAGATTCTCTATCGTTCGAGTTGTAGAGATGGTTTTGGTGGAGCTTACGCTTTTTGGCAGTTTTTAGGAACAACAAATAGAGATGGTGCAAAAGTGGATTACACCCCTGTTAAAAAGCTGCATTCAGAAGAGTATATTGCTGATTTGAAGGGTAAATTCGTGGTATACATTGGATTTTGTGAAGATGATGAGCTAATGATGAGGGTCTATGAAAGCGTTAATGGTCTCCTGATTCTAAACTCTAAGTATTCAGACATGGAATTCACACCAGAAGTAAGAGCATGTATTGTTACAGACTCTAACAAATCTGGAGCAACGTTAGCCTGGAATTTTTGTTTTCCAGGAAGGGATCCTCCACAATTTTTCAAGTTTCTTGAAGACAAGTATTTGAAAAGATTCTCTTTGGAAGAGACTGAAGCTTTCATGATGGCAATTGAAAATATTCATTTAGAGTTTGAGAAATATGCCAGTTTTGAGGAGGACGAAAACCTGGTGAGACAAACTATAAAAACTGGAAAATCTCTACTCTCGTACAGGGGAAACCAGATTGAGGAGTCTCTTTATACTTCAGTTATGACCAAGTTTTTAGGTTATGATATTATGGTTTGTAATTCCATCTTTCATTGTAAACTATTGGGTAAAATAATGGCCTGTAAACCAGATGTAGATTTTTCTGTAGTCTGGAATTATGACCACCAGGAAGACTATATAAGGGTTTATCTCTCATCGATTTCCAAGGTGGATATGGGAGACATTGCAGAAATATTTGGAGGAAGAGGGACTAAAAATAAAGGAATAATCTTCCTGAAATATTCTATCAAAGAATTTCTGGTTTCCAGTCGAGATGTTTTGAAAAAACACTGGCCATATCTGGAAGATTTCGACATGGCAGATGAGAATTACAGGGTAAAAAAAATAAATCCTCTAAAAGTATGTGATGGTTTTACATTAACAGTAATTGCAATTTTGGGGGCTGTGTGGATATTTCAGTATTTGTAAACCACCTGCTTTTTTTCATTCCAACAGAATGAAAAAATTACTCCCAATTGGATCTAATTGATTTAATAACAATCTTATCTGAAATGCCCCTCAAAATATTCGAATTTGAATTAAACACGCACAAAATCTTGAGTTTGGACATCTGTAACAAAGCTTCGTTTGTGATAATATTGTTGAAGGTTATGTCCAAAAATGTAAGATTTACAAGTGGAATCAATGCTTCATTCGTAATGATACGGTTAAATGATAGATAGAGAGATTCAAGATTTACAAGTTGTAGTAGACCTCTGTTTGTAATTGTGTTATTCATAGTTAAATCAAGGGATGTAAGATTTGTGAGGTGAATCAGCACCTCGTCGGTAATGTTTCTATTACTATTTAGATTTAAACTTTTGAGGTTCGTGAGATTCACCAGACAGTCATCTGTTATGATGTGGTTTTCTCTCAGATTCAATCCCAATAGATTTATCATTGACGATACACAGGTATTGTCCACCTTGTCATTCTCTCTCAAATTCAAGACTTGAAGGTTGGTTAGATGGGTCAATCCTGAACACGTTATCTTTTCATTTGCAGTCAGATTTAAATCTGTAAGATTTGAGAGAGCTGCCAGGTCCCTGTTGTGTATAGTTGTAAATCCTGTTAGATCAAGAAATTTTATCTCTGAATATTCCCTCAAGGTTCTTCTTGAGATCAATCTGGTTGGTATACGCCTCACAGATGTATGCCAAAGTTTCCCAACCATTCTTCGAGATGATGGTAATCTCCTCCCTATCTCTTTCAAAACATCAACACCAAAATAATAATAATCGAACGGTTTCAGGTAAAATAGACTCTGTATCATACAATCTGCCAAATCCTCTACAGTCTGGGGAGAAACCAACATCCCCTCCTTTCTGAGATAAAGAGCAGCTGCATATAAACTAAATCTTACCTCTGCATCCATAAGATATTGAGGTTGAGAAATACTTGAAGTATAAATCTTTGGAGTGATACCTTCTACCAACTTTTTTATCCTCTTGTGAGGTACATTTTTTTCTAGAATTGAAAGTTCTCCTCCAAAATAAGAGATATCTATTAAACTAACAAGATTCCAAATATCATGATTTTTAAAAAATTTAATGGTATCTAAAGCTGCCAACCAGGTTTTTTCACTTCTTTCCCTGTTTTCAACAACTTTGATAAAAAAGTTTTTGGCCAGCTTCACATCCATTTTAATCAAGGTCAAATATATTTTATCTCCAATTTGGAGATAAAATATAACTTAAAAATTCTTACAAAGATACTCACCAGAAATGTTGATGAAAGTAACCTGGTTTGTTAGGCCAAATCTAGTCTGTATTTGGTCGTTTGTAAGAGCAGAGTCTGTATAGGTTAGAAGATTCCTGGAAATGAGAGCAAGATCTCCACTTTGCAACATTCTTGTGTAAAGCTTCACACCAGTTCCAGAATTGGGAAGAACGGGGACACCGCTTTTGTCTGTAATCTCCGTCTTGGCAAACAACGGGAGGGGTTGATCACGTTGGGGAAGGGGAAGACCTTTTCTATATACGGCGGGTTCCACGGAAGTCCTGATATATGGCTTGATCCTGAGTTCATGAGTGGCTCCAAAAGCTGGATCTGCAAGAGTGCTGTTGAGAGTAATGTTGAGGGTGAAATCAACCTTCTTGTCCTTACGTTGATAATCACAACCCTCTTTGGACACAACATTTGTGGTGCCAACAAGGGGTACGGTTGATGTTCCCCTACTAAGCTGCTTACTAGCATAATTATTTACCATCGTGTCTCCAGAACCATAAACTGCATCAGATGCATACGAACCTGGAATAACAGTGTATAAAAGCGGTCTGAATCCATCCTGGACCAGATCCTTTTCAAGTGTGTTTTTTGATGGGAAAAAATCCTGGGTTGTAGTCATCCTGTTACTAGTGTGGAAGATTTTTTACTTTTGAGTTTCAACCTTTTCAGAAACGATCTCTGGTTATTCAAGGACGTTTCCCCTTCCCATTATTATGTGTTCGAAATCCATTTTGGCCTCCTCTTCCTGAAACTTATTGTTGACATATATTGTGTTCTGTTCAATCAGGGGTTTCCAATCTTCTATAATTGATATCTTGACTTCTAATTCTCTTACTTGGTTCCCAGTCTCCTCCAATATTGATGTTAACCTTTTGATTTCATCCTCCAGCATTGATATCCTGTTACCACCTGATATTGTCATCAAATTACTATTTTTCACCAACCCAACTTTCTGGTATCTAGACATAGTTCTTATGGATACTTGTAATCTGCGTAAACTGCATTTAAACATCTATAATATGCGTGTGGATCTCCCCTATAATTAAAACATACCCAATCCTGTGCATCAGGCTTAGTCATCCCCTTACGAAATGTCATGAGATGACAAGCCTCCATACAGTCGTAATCCATGGTATTACCATTGCACATATTTCCTATACAGGTGAAATAATCATCTTCTTGGATCAATCCCTCTGGGTAGTATTGGTACAAGGCGTTGTTATAACCATCTTTTGTGGTCCTTTTATTATAAACACACAAACCAATCACAACAAGAACAAGAACAAGCATTAGAGGAATATACATCTTCATCTTTACTATAAAATAACATAGAAAACTAACTCTTTCTGTTTACATATCTTATATTTCCGTAACCCCCACATTTTAATGGAACGTGTTTGTTGAAGTAATGTCCTGGGTCAAAAAATGAATGATTTATATTCTTATCCAAGAGGCCCAATTCCTGGAGTGTAATTGTTATTAACTCTCCACAAAACAGCATATCTTTGGGGTGTTTATAAGATGGAATTAGTCTGCAAAGAGCCCAAGAAACCATTCCATAATTGAAGTCAGAATGGATGTGTTTCATAACTATTTTGAGGATCTCATCTTCTCCTATAGATTTTCCTTCATAAGGAAGCCATGCCACAACCTTAGATCCTTTATATCTCTCCAGCTTATCTTTTAGAGGTCCAAACCTGGGGCCGTCTTTTAACCTTTGTCCTAGATCTGACTCCCAGACATAAAGTTCGTCTTTTACCCTCACTAACATCCCCACGTGGCTAAATGGCGAGTCCATCATCCACTTGCAAAATCTTTCTCCTGGAGTTTTGCCTGAAAAGAAGATTAGATCTAGACTTTTTCCATTAGTTAATATATCATCTGCTGGTAAGGTCAAGTGCTTGAAATGCTCGGTTGTGGGAGATTTGAAATATATCCACATCACCACAAAGAGTATCAGGCTACTTATAACCAGAAGGATAACATCAGATCTATTCAAGTTCAACTTCATTGAAGTGTTTAATTAAAAGATGATAATAATTAAGTAAATGGGAAATACACCACCAGTTAAAATGAAACCTCTAAAAGGTTTGGAAGTGTGTCCATACGTAGGGTTTAATCATAATTCTAATGATCATCAAAATGAATTTGACACCTGTAATGTATGTGAAGAATTTAGGGAATGTTCTGTCAGTTGTTGTTCACCAAAATCTGGAGAAATTTCTAAAGTCTGTTTGAGGTGTGGATCTCAGGGACAGAGTAAATACAAAAGATTGTCTGAATGCAAATCTTGCCACGAATCCAAGTTATGTTATGTTCTAGATATTGGACCCCCTGTTAAATTGGAAGAAAAATGTATTAATTGTTCGATAGAAGAGATATCATTTGATTCTATGGTAAAGAAAATGAAGACGACCGATATTTTGGAAAATCAACCAGGGAGTTGATTGATTTTCCAAGTAAGCGAAACCCTGGGGAAATGTGAAATTGTTATATTTTTCTATTCTCTTATCAATAAGTAAGAAGATGAATAAGAATCAACGTCAAACTTTATACACCGTGCTTGTAGTGGCGGCTGTACTTGTTGTTGGCTACTTTTTCTATATGAAATATTACAAGAAGGATGATGACCATTATCACGTCACTTTTGCCCCTCATGTTCAGAGTCATGAAATTCCGGGGGGTCCGGAAGGAAGAGCACCTCATCCCCACCCTCAAAAAGATGTTGTTTTATTTTATGCCAATTGGTGTGGTCATTGTAAGGTCTTCATGCCTATGTGGAATGATGTCAAGAGAGAGCTGCATTCCAACGCCAACTTTATCGAACTTGAAAATGGAACACACGGGACTCTTATGGCAGAAATGGGCATCCAGGGATTTCCAACAGTGAGAGTGTATGATGGTCGTTTTCAAGAAGCTGTCCCATATAAAGAGTATTCAGGACCTCATGATAGGGACGAATTGAGAGAATTCGTCCAAAGTCTTTTGTAAAACATCCTAATTTTCTTATCTCAGAAATGAGAAAAATTGTTGCACAACAGGGTCTTTTCAAGTGATCTAAATAAAAAGGATGAGTCATGTTCTGATAATATCTGATACAATTCTGTTCTGACATCACTTCCAGACTGTCTTGGAAATTGTAGAGAATTAAATTAACCCATTAACCCCAATTCCAGATTGTCTGAAAAATTGTAGTGTTGTGTTTGATTAACCTCCTTTTTCTCATTATCAGAATGAGAAAAATGATGCCCATATTTGGGCATCATTTAAACCCAATCATGAATCTCTATTCTGATCTAAATATTTATCTGATGCAATTCTGTTCTGAAGGAGCTTTGAAGGGGTTGGTATTGGCAAACAAGGAATTTTCATCTCTGTCTGTACTAGAGTTCAAGGAACGGGCTTACAAGAAACTGGACATCTCTGACAAGGGCTTAACAAAACTTCCAAAATATTACCCTAAAGGACATCTGTGCAAAGGGGAAAAAATTGATTATTCTCAAATCGAGTATTTGAATTGTTCTAATAATAAATTAACCTCACTTAGAGGGGGTCCTAAAGGACTTATAAATTGTAAGGAATTGTATTGTTTCAGGAATTATTTAACCTCACTTCCAGATTGTCTGGTAAATTGTGAAGAGTTGGATTGTCGTTTTAATCAATTAACCTCACTTCCAGATTGTCTTGGAAGTTGTGAAGTATTGAAATGTTATAATAATAAATTAACCTCACTTCCAGACTGTCTTGGAAGTTGTGAAGTATTGAAATGTTATAGTAATCGATTAACCTCACTTCCAGACAGTCTGGGAACTTGTAAAATAATATTTTGTTATATTAATCAATTGACCTCACTTCCAGGTTCTCTTGAGAATTGCGAAATATTATATTGTGTTAATAATCAATTAACCTCACTTCCAGATTGTCTGGGAAAATGTGAAGAATTAATTTGTTCTAATAACCAATTAACCTCACTTCCAGACTGTCTTGGAAGTTGTGAAGTATTGAAATGTTATAGTAATCGATTAACCTCACTTCCAGACTGTCTGGGAGATTGTGAAGAATTAGATTGTTCCGTTAATCAATTGACCTCTCTTCCAGACTGTCTGGTAAATTGTAAAAAACTACTTTGTTATGGTAATCAATTAACCTCACTTCCAGACTGTCTTGGAAAGTGTGAAGAATTAATTTGTTCTAATAACCAATTAACCTCACTTCCAGACTGTCTTGGAAAGTGTGAAGAATTAATTTGTTCTAATAACCAATTAACCTCACTTCCAGACTGTCTGGGAGATTGTGAAGAATTAGATTGTTCTAATAATAAATTAACCTCACTTCCAGACTGTCTTGGAAGTTGTGAAGTATTGAAATGTTATAGTAATCGATTAACCTCACTTCCAGACTGTCTGGGAGATTGTGAAGAATTAGATTGTTCTAATAACCAATTAACCTCACTTCCAGATTGTCTTGGAAACTGTAGAGAATTAAATTATTCTCGTAACCCATTAACCTCAATTCCAGATTTGAAAAATTGTAGTGTTGTGTTTGATTAACCCATTTTCTCATTATCAGAATGAGAAAAATGAAGTTCACTTGAGTTGGAAAAGGTTGATCATCAAGTTGAATTTCTGGTCTATATAAAAAAATGAATTGTAAACATTATACATTGTTTCCTTTCAAATGAAAAAGGATGTGTCTGTTATATATCCTCAATTTGCTGCCTGTAAAAAATACACAATAGATAAATATTGGAAAGATATATTTGAGGGCTGTTCTATGAACAAGTTTCCTTGTAGGGGAATAGGCTACAATGCATCTGAAAACATACTCTATGTAAAAGCAAAGGGGGAAGCCAACAAAAAATCCACATCTTACTCACTTCCGGAAGATTCCAAGGTCTTGTACTATCTGATGATGGACATATTTAGAAATAAACTCAAATTAACATCTGAATTAGACCTGAACCTGAAAAAAACAGAATTGGAGGAGATCAAGGAGAAGAGAAATATAAATTTTGACTGTGAATGGAAAGATATAAAATCCAGGGGGATGAGAGATTTGTTAATCTCGAGGTGGGTTCTTCAAAAGAAGGAAGATATGAACATGGATTGGAAACAGGCCAAAAGCCTCTATAATATTGTAAATTTGGGAATCAGCATCAAGAAGCTTAACCCCCTAGATTTTGATTATTCCAATGAAAATTTACGTGATATTAGAGGTATAGAATTTGACGAAGAAGCCTCTTCCTTCAAGATTACAAATAGCCCTGAAAAAAATCAAAAATCGTCTAAAACCGTTGCAACCAACATCTTGGTGAAAAACATGGAGAAATATTACAACAAATTTCAATGATTTGTTTCACATCTGAATAGATGTGAAAAATTCTACAGTCTCTGAATTGAATTTAATGGATTATCACGATAATGCAATTCCTTGCATTTTCCCAGACAGTCTGGAAGTGAGGTCAATTGGTTTCTAGAACACCACAATTCTTTACAATTCTCCAGACAGTCTGGAAGTGAGGTCAATTGGTTTCTAGAACACCACAATTCTTCACATTTTCCCAAACAATCTGGAAGTGAGGTCAATTGATTACCATAACAATCTAATTTTTTACAATTCACAAGTCCGTTAGGACCTCCAGGAAGTGAAGTTAACTGATTCCTATAACAATCCAATTTTTTACAATTTCGCAGTTCGTTAAGACCGTCTGGAAGCGAGGTTAATTTATTGTGAGAACAATCCAGTTTTTTACAATTCCCAAGTCCACTAAGTGAGGTTAATTCATTCCTGGAACAGTACAACTCCTCACAGTTTTGAAGACCGTCAAGTGAGGTTAAATAATTCCTGGAACAATCTAATTTTTTACAATTCACAAGTCCTTTAGGACCCCCTCTAAGTGAGGTTAAATGATTATAAGAACAATCCAAATACTCGATTTGAGAATAATTAATTTCTTCCCCTTTGCACAGATGTCCTTTAGGATAATATTTTGGGAGTTCTGTCAAGTCCTCTCCGTGGATATCCAATACTCTGGAAGCTCGTTTCCTAGTCTCCAATATGGACAGGGTAGAATATTCCTTATTGACCAACACAAACTCCCTCAAACTTCTTTCAGAACAGAATTGTAGAAAGTAACCATTCAAATCAGAGCAAAGATTCATGCTTATTTTGAACGAAAAGGTCAACTTAAATCATTTCATCATTCGTGGAATGAGGAAAGATAACCTTCACACCCAGAAAGTGAGGTTTGATTAATAAACCAATTTCTACAGCTTGTCACCAAAATCCAAGGGGTCTCCTGTATTTAACAGGATGACACAGGGTGATTGCGCAGTTATCAAATTCCAATCTGCTGGATTTTGAACATCTCACCCCATAATCACCCCTTTCATTTATACATTTGCATAATGTTTCGCAATTCTTTCGAGATCTATAAATCCCTTCCCAACATGTTGCGTTCCTCCTCAATGAATAATTCCACTTATTAGATGATATTGCTCTTTGAAGGATTGTGGATGTGTCTTCTATAAAATCATTTTCAACTTTGAATGCTTGTCTAGAATCCATTTTATTTTAGAAGAATTATACATCTTTATTTGATCTCATTTTTCAAGATTTATTGCATAAGTTCTGTCATATGGTTGGAGAAGTATGTGTCTCTAATGTAGGGTACAACTTCAATGGTACAGAGTATCTGTTTTAAGGGATCAGGATCTACAGGTACAAGTGTATCTATATTTGGAAGAATATTTCCATCTCTTGTGTATACCTGGAATGTGACGGGAGAATCTCTCTTGAATCTCATGACCTGTCTGGTTTTGCATTTGAAATGGATCCATACAGGATTTCCATTTATATCAAATTGTAGTCTATCAAATTCACAGATAAAGTTTGCATCTGGATGTTTTCCGCTGATTGTCTGTAAAAGATGAATATCATTATATTCTGAGGTCTTGAAGACCACGTATAATCTAGGAAGGATGGCAAAAGCTTCAGTATATGGAATTGTTAGATACCGAATTTGGACACTTGTTGCGAATTCCAAAGGTTTTATATTTGGATCTTGTGGAAATGCCCTTACACTTCTTGCTGATCCAAACCATGATTTGATTTGACTTGCTACAACTTTATAATCAGCCGGATTCGGATAGGCTTCCCTATCTCTAAGAATACTATCAAGATCTACATATGTGGCCATTTGTAATCTATAGACTATAACTTTAGAGTGAAACTTCTGTTCTTTGAGTGAGAATCTCTCTCCTGAATTTAATATTTTTTCAAACAATTTCTAATAAAAGAAAATAAATTTGATATTAATATGGCCACCAAGAATTTTCATTTGGCAGGTTCCATGATGGTGAAAAACGAGGAAAAAAATATCCTGACCTCGTTGAGAAGTTTGGATGGATATATTGATTCATTGATCATTTACGACACAGGAAGTGATGACAAGACTGTAGAATTGGTAAGAAACTTCTGCAAGGAGAAAAATATTTTGTTGAGATTGAAAGAGGGTGAATTTGTGGATTTTTCCACGAGTAGAAATACCCTACTTGATTATTGTGATTCTTTTGAGGATGTCGATTTTATTCTTCTTCTAGATGGTTGCGATGAGCTGAGAAATGGAAAAAAACTTTTGGAAATCATATCCAACGAGGTTGACAAGGATGTTGGCCTTTATTTAATTGTCCAAGAATGGCACATCAAGTCAGAAGACAGGAGTATCAACTACAAGAATCCAAGACTTATTAGGCCTAGACGAGGATACAGGTACGAGGGACCTGTTCATGAATCAATTCCTGTGAGTGACACCCAAATTCACGTCATTGATCCAGAGGTGTATATTTACCAGGATAGAGATGAAGATGTGGAAAAATCAAAGAAGAGGTTCAGACGAGATGAGGAAATTCTACTTCAGGAACATCACAAAAATCCAGAAGATACCAGAACTGTTTATTATATTGCTCAGACATATGATAGCCTGAAAGATGATGTTAACTCCAAGATATGGCATAAAAAGAGATATGAAATGGGTGGTGGATTTGAAGAGGAACGATACATATCAGCATTCCGTATAGCAAATCTTACTGGAGATGAAGATTGGGAGACCAGAATTTTCTATTATCAAAAGGCCTACGGGATCTGTAAACGGGTTGCTCCAATTCTAAATATCTCTACTAGTTTTAGAAATAAAGACCATCACGATTTGGCCTATTATTATGCTAAATTGGCTATGGATATTCCATATCCACACAACGCCCTCTTCTATGTCTCGAAAGAAGCTTATGGTTTTAAAAGAGACCTTAACCTAGCTATAACAGCATTTAACTACAAAAAGTATGATGAAGGGTGGGCTTGCATCTCAAAATTGTTTGTCACAAATCCAAATATCGTTGATGTGAAGAAAGTATATGACATTTATTGCGAGTATCTGGGTCTTAAGAAATAATTTTTGTTTTTAATCTCGAAATGAGATTAAAAACAATCAATAGCAAACATACATTGTCTTTTCATCCATATCCTCAAGTTTGATAATATCCATTCCTCCAGTCGGAACAAGAATTACAGGCCTAAAAACATTATTGGAAACGGCAAATGCGTCCAACAATTTTCCCATCACGTTTTGAGGTATATCTTCAAATTCTGCTCCATGAGATATGATTACCACAGCAGGGTATCTATACTTATTTTTTGACCACCCGTATATGATGTGTGATACTAAAAGTTCAAAATAGCGCCTCAACCCATCATCACTAATATCCAGATTATCTTCATCGTTTGAAGAATGTCCCCACCACATTCTTGGGTCAAGATCATAAGAATAAAATGGAACACACACAGCTTCATAATAGGCGTTTGATTTCATTTTGATGGAGATCACATCTTTCAACCAATCTGTAAACTGATTGTATGACCACACTTTTGGCCCAAATTTATCTTCAGCCTTGTTGACAAGTTTCCACCAATCTTTTGATCCATGGAGCTGTTTTTGTTCTTCAAGGAATCTCTCAACAATATCCATTTGAAAGTTGATTACAACCTTTTATATAGGTGGAACCGGGTTATTTCAAACCTGCATCAGAACAAAAACCAATCAGGTAGGTTTCAGGTAAGAATAAAGATTCGCGATCCAGTATCATCAACTGCTTTTAAATGAAATCTTATTTATACGAAGTTGTCATCACTCTTGCTATTATGTTCATTCCTGCAAATTCTTGTAAGGCCAACTTGGCACCGTAGGGTATAGGGATTTTGGAGACTTGGCTATCTTGACAAAGTCTGCATTCTCCCTTTTGTTCCTCAACCTTAAAGACGGCTGGTAATCCACAAATGTCACACACGTACATCTCGTATGCGTCTGATTGGTCCATTAATCTGTCTTTGGCAACCGCTGCTCCACCTTGAGATAGAATTGCATCTTTCTCCATGGTTCCCGTCTTTAATCCTCCTCCAAATTTTCTCCCCTCCTTGGGTTGTCTGGTCAACGTGGCCTTCCCCCCCTTGGATCTAGCGTGAATTTTATCAGCAGACATGTGTTTCAATCGTTGATAATAACAGATACCTGTGTAGATGAGGGTTTTAATAGGTTTTCCAGTTATTCCACAGGTCATCATTTCCTCTCCAAAACCATCATATCCCAATACTTTCAATTCATCAACCACGTCTCTGATAAGGTTGAAACTTTTATTATACGGAGTGGCGTCAGAAAAAGCCTTGTTTTCGGAGTATTTGGGGGTGTCTTCAAAAGCCTGTTTATCAAGTTCATAAAGAACCGGATTGAATCCATCATCATCACACTTAAAAACCTCCTTCACCAAAAGTGTATTTGATTTAAATGTGGAACACACCTTCTTTCCCATGAGCATCTCTATGAGCATCCCTATTGTCATTCTACTTGGTAGGCATAGGGGGTTAATTATTATATCAGGTGCAATACCATCTTGTGTAAATGGCAAATCTGTAGATTCGTAGACCATTCCAACTGTCCCCTTTTGACCTGCAACTCCTGCAAATTTATCACCAAATTGTGGAGTCCTTTGTTGAGCTATCACAATGGTGATTGCTTCATATCCCTTTCCATCTGTTCCCCTCAACACAGAATGAACAGTTCCCTCGCATATCTGGTCGTAGATAATGGACTCACTGGTTTTGTTCTCGTGATAGATGGTCATCTTTCTGTTGAAACCCCTTGTCATCCCTATGATTACATCTCCATTCTCTACAGTTACCCCGATTGGAACACAGCATGTATCCGGGTCTAGTTTTGATATATTACCCTTGAAGTTGTTACATTCTCTGATGTTGGGGATTTCAAATTGTTCGCCCTTCTCCTTCCTAACCTTGCAATTGTAACTTACCAAAGTTGTGATATTCATGAACCCTCGTCTTATTGAATCAAGGTTCATGATGATAGAATCTTCCTGGCCAAAACCTTGCATGGGGCATACAGCAACAACAGCATTTTGACCTGTAGACATGATGTCAGTTCCAAGCAATTTTGAGTTTTTGGTAGCGATCAACTGTTTTTGTGGGTAGTTTAGAACGTGGATCTTTCCTTTGGTATGAAATCTCCAATTTGTTTGGGGTATTCCTATAGCCTGTTTACACATACTTGCTTCATAACTATTTCTTGGAGCCTGGTTAGAATCTGATTTGGGGATAAGAGAAACACCAACTCCAACAGCCAAGATTGGGTCTAGTGTACAATGAGTGATCCTGAGTCTCTTTTCCTTGGAAAGTTTGTGTAAATCAGATGGATATGAAACCTGTAGAGTTTCTTCTTCCTCTATCTTATCAATAAGTTCAACATAACCTTCAGAAAATAGTCTACTCCACCCGGAATAATAGCCTGAATTCCAGTCTTCGTCGTATTGAATTTTATTGATGATTTCTGGTGTTATCTTCAGCTTTCCGTCGTTAACTATGAGCAGAGGGTACATCATCCTACCAGCATCTGTGGACACATAGATTTCATTTGAATGCTTTTTGTATAGTATAGATATCTCTGGGTTAATAGAAGCTGTTCGTCTCAATTTTCTAAATTTCTTTGTCATCTTTTCTGGATTCGGGGTGACGGAAATTGGATCTCCATTAACAAAGATTAAGGTTGGATTTTTAAACTCGTGATTTTCAATATCATATGACATCTTCATACCCCTGATTATCTCTGTCACAGAATTGGGGTTTGACCCAATGGTAATGATGGCTTGAAGCGCTATATCTTTTATGAAACCACAATTATGGGTGACTATTCCATTTGCCACAAAACTATGATTGTCGGAATCAGTGGTGAAATCCGCCACAGATTTTATACCCATTGAAGTTACAGATATAATACACCTGAATTGTACCGAATCATTTACATAAGTCGCAAGATAAGATCCAGGCGCAAGGATGGATGTTTCAAGATGAGGGGACAAACCACCTATAGTTTCCCATCTATGATATGGGAGTGTTATGCTCATACAAAGAAAAGCGTGATCTCGAGTAGCCTCTATTTTCAATCCACCATCTAGTTCTATCAGATAAACCTCATCATAATCTACAAAATAGTTTTTAATTTTGGTGAAAGATACCTTCATGGTAACAGGATTTATAGTTACCACCATGTCCCTGTTTTTCATGTCTTCCATTTTCTTCAACCCATATGGCGTTAGTATATCTGAATCCAAGGTTATACATTTTTTTCCCTCCGGAGTTCCTCCTGGACAGGTTACACCATACTGGGACGAGTGTAACTTTCTAGGTTTCACAATCTTGCCTCCGTCTTTGTTCATGGGTGTCACTGTTTTTCTGAGATTTGCAAGAGATGAAATATAATTAAACCTGTCGAATGCCTGTGAAACTCCAACAATCTTGTTGGAACCCCACACGTTATTGGACAGGGCATTTTCAAATGCCGAGACCATTATTTTGGGTTTGATATAGGATCTGATATTGATTGTTGCACCTGATTTCAAATCTCGTTCTATAGATTCTGAAATATCGCTCCTGATCTTTCTAAAAGCGTTGTGAAATTGCCCCATAAACAAAACTCCAGTTGTAGCAACTCGTTTATTTCCAAAATGGTCCCTATCTTCAGGTTCACTTAAATCCATCTTCACGTATAAAAGTTTCTTGATCATGTAGGAGACGTACATGATCTTTTTGGAAAACGACTCTCCAACGTGAGGAATAAATTCCCTGGATAGTAAATGTTTTGCGTACGAAATGGTCTCTTTATTACTCCCAGTTTCGGGGATACTTCCTTCATGCCTTCTAAACTTTTTGCCTCTTGAACCGATGTAATAGAGAGCATCTTCCTGAGATTTGCAATCATACGAATCTTCCAGGGAGAAAACAATCTGAGAATACCACTTTGATGTTCTAAACTCTTGGGGAAACAACTCCCAAATAACCCTCAGTATATCATTTTCATCCACGACACCCAAGGCTTTATAGATAATCCCAACTGGAATTGGACCTGATTCTATATAAGGAACAACAACACTAATTCTATCTTTGATATAGCCTAATTGAACGGTGGTACTATGAGCTCTTTCCTTGGAAGAAGATCTAATCTCAGCAAAGAGTTCGTATTTGGGAGAAGTTTTCCTGTTCCTGAACACATAGACTATGTTGTAGGCCGTTCTCTCTTGGGAGGCGATCACCTTTTGATTACCCTTGATAATGAAATAACCACCTGGATCCATCACATCTTCCTTGAGCTTTGCCAAAGCCTTGAAATCATGTCTATAAGGATAAAGATGACATAACCTGGATTTAACCATAACAGGTATTGATCCAAAATATTCATCAGTGTGCACTATTTTAGCTCCGTAGGGATTTGTAAGGACATAATCCAGGTACATGTCAGCCTTGTATGTGATATCTCTATCAATACATTCTTTTGGTGTGACGATATCAATCTCTTCATTATTTTCCTTATGATTTGGACCCACAAAATTGATGTTTTCAAACTCCACTGTACACGTCTTGGTCTCACCTGTTTCTTGATCTAAAACCGATACCTCGAGCCTTCTGTTATTTTCCAAAACGAAAGGAATTCCAGTCTCAATAAAATCATTATAGGACCCAAATTGATGGTATAAAATTCCAAAATGTTTGTTTGCCAACTCTGAGATACACCATATATCTGAATCTTTTACTATAGGTTCTGACTCCATTTATCTGTCAGATATGTAATATTTCAAATGTAATTTTTATCAGGGTTTATAGATTTGTAATTAAAATAATTGTAAATAAGTGTTAAATGGGAGAAGAATGGACTGTTGTGGTTAACAGAAAAAATAGAAATAGAGAGGAAAAACTTAGGTGGAAGTCCTTTCTATCTTTATACCCCCATGTTGTGTCTCCACAACGAGCAACTAGTTTGGAAGCTAAACTTAGGGTCAAAAATCTAAAATTTAACCTACTATCAGAAGAATGGGTGGAGTATCAAAAGGAGGGGTGGGAGTATGTGAAAATAATTAAATCTCAATTTATAGACGAATTGGATCTCTATGAGAATAATGAAAGATATTCTTGTTTAGATTTGGATAATGGGTGGGGAGATGTGGTTTTGTTCAGGCGTATATAAATTAATTGATATACTAGTAGTATAGTACTATTTTTTCACCCCCTGGGGGTGAAAAAATGAAATAAAAAAAGGTATCTACACATTAAAAAAAGTATGCTTAGTCGAGCAAGGTTATCAATCTGTGCTTCACATACAAGAAACCTCCTCAATTCCTCCAGATTTTGTGTTGGCTTTCTCTACCCTGGATGTGTTGAATCTCCAACATTGACCCAATGGAGAAAAAATTCCACCACGACTAGGGGGAAAGAAGTTACACCTGAACAGATTCTTGAGTTGAGGAGAAATATAACTGAACTTGTTGACCATCTGGCATCTTCAGACGAAATTGTTTCTCTCGTTGTAGTAAACAAATTAATATTGGTGGGGATTGAGAGCGAAATAAGCTTCTATTGGCCTGGACATCATGAGTACGCTGTTCTTGATCTTTTACGAAAACTCTTTGAGGATGCCATTCTGGCTCGTCATGGTGATTTCTCTGGCCGTTCTCTTGGTGAACCCCTAGGACTTGGTGAGAAGTTATCTCTAATGGTTGAACCTTGGGATATTCGTTCAACTTTCCACCAGAAGTTACTGCCTTTTTTGAGCTGGAATAAGATGAAAGATGTGTTCCCAGAAACTAAAACGTCTAAACCCCAACTCAAGACAGAATTATAATCTTGAAATTTGTCATTCTTGGAAATGACAAATCACTTCTAATAATATGGAGTCAAAGCTGTGTTTATACCATCTAGATCAAAGTGTCCTGAAAACAGGGTTGTGGGGCCTGTGGTATCTATTATTTCCGTGTAGTATAGATATGGTGTGTCAGTAATTGTCATGTAGAGGGATAGAGTAGTCCAATCAATTCTGATGGTGTTGTTTCCACCATAATTGGCGATATCTGTACCATTTGGAGGGGTAGAATCAAAGTTGTCCTACCATTATCTTTCAAGAATTTGAAAAAGGCGTATGTTGCCTATACGAAGAAAGTCTATCTCCAAATAAAAATAACACAAGGATTTCCAAGATCCTTTTTAAGTATTGGTATAGGTTTAATTAATGAGGATCAGGTTCAAAAACTTCAAGGGTCATAGAAATGGTGAATTTGAACTACCTGACGAAGGTTTGATTTTGCTTTTTGGTGAAAATGGATCTGGAAAATCTTCTTTGTTGAACGGGATAGTTTACGCTCTCTATGGAAAAATCAAAAAACCGTTTTCTCATGGTAAAACAAGCTGTGAGGTAGAGCTTGTCTACAAGAAATTGAATATACAGAGAACGAGCAACCCCAATTGTTTGAGAGTGGAAATCTCTGGAGAGAAGTTTGAGGGGGAAATTGCCCAGTTGGAAATCAACAACTATATTGGAATGGACCACGAGAGCTTTCGCATCTCATCCTACGCCACACAGGACCATTCAAACTCGGTCATAGCCATGACATCAGCTGAACAGCTTAAATTTATCGAAACCCTGGCTTTTAGAGATGGTGAACACAAACGAATAAGACTGGATATTAAAAACTTGGTAAAGACGGCAGAATTAAACCTTTCAGAAATTGAAGGAGAATTAAAAGCTACAAACAGGCTCCTCAGAGATAAAAAATCCTCCATTCCAAAAGACTTGATGAAAGACTCGAATATGCCTGATTTTCCAGATGTTGACGAATTGAACTCCATGTACTCCAAGAAGAGTAAATCCCTAGAGTTGTGCAGAACAAGGGTTGAAAAATATCGTCAACAGATTGAGAAGAACAAACAGAAAGAAAAGGCCATGGAGGGAATTTTGAAGGAGGATTCAAAACTTGCCACAGAGATAGAACAACTTCGATCACTCCTGGAAAACATGGTTGTCTTGCCCAAAGATGAAGTGGATTCTTTAAAATCTAATATAGATTCTCTGAAAGACGGGGTGACAAATTTGAAAATTTACAACTCCTATAGATCTGAGAGAAAGAGGTTTGAGGAACTGAAGAAAAACTTTCTAGAGGAACTTACTTCCAAGGTAGTTTCTCTGGAAGAAAGTCTTCTTCCTGATAAAGAGATCAATGACCTGAAGAAAAAAATTGGAGAATTTGAAATGTTACAGGCTAAACAAAAGGAATCTGAGCACCTGGTATCCAGACACAATCGTGCCGTGAGTGTTATAGAAAAGGTTTTGGATGAGATGGAGGCTGTCAAGTACACCGATAGAAGAATCAAAAATCCCAAATCCTACATAAAATCCTTGGAGAAGAGGTTGAAATCCGTGAATACAAAAATCTCTCAATTGGAGGAAGAACCAGTAGGTCCCCTTGAATGCCCATGTTGTAAAAAGTCTCTTTCCTACGTTTCAGACACCTTGATAAAATTCGAAAAGAGCAAGTTTTCCAACATTGGGGAGAGAAATTCGTTAGCAGGTACACACAACGAGATGAAACAGGACATTTTGAGATGGATACAGGTTATAAATGAAAATATTGATGATTATGAACTTGAGATACCGGAACCGGAGGTCTTTGACAACCAGACATTACTGGATTACGAAAGGAAGTTAAACCAAGATAATGAACTTAGAGAAACTTGGAAACAGATGAAGTCAAACCTTGAAAATGAAATATTAGATTCGTCCTTGGAAAGACTACACTCCGATGTCAAGAACAAACGAAAACTTCTTCCCAAAAGATACAAACCGGGGAAGGAATCTGTGAATAAACTTGAATCTGGGCTCCAGAAAAGTATCTCTAAATTTGAAGAAGCTCTCAGAAATACCAGGGATGTGAAAACTTTGGAGAAAAAGATAGGAATGAAGATATCAGAGAGGGGAAAATTGGAATCTCACGTTTCTCAAAGAAAAATACAGGTTGTAGATATAGGAAAGCTTGAATCTGAGTATTCTAAAGCACAGATCCTTTCAGGCTCTTTACTCGAAGAAATTTCGAGGATCCAATCACAATTGGAAATTGCCAGGAAGTATGATTCTCTCCTGGAAGTGTACAAACTTGAAGGTGAGGTGAAGAGACTTGAAGTCGAGATTTCAGAAAAAGAATTGGAGTACAAGGGTGCTTTGGGGTTGTTGGAAGCCTCTAGAGAAGCAGAATTGCTTGCCATGGAACACACTCTTTATAACATCAATGAGCACGCGGCAAGATACCTGGAGGAGATGTTTTCCAAGCCAATCTCTGTTAGATTAACGACATGCCAAAGAGGTTCCAAAACTGGAAAAAAACAGATAGTCACATCCGTTTCCTATAAGGGAAGTGATTCTGGAGGAATTTTGGACCTGAGCGGGGGGGAAAAACAAAAATGTGAATTGGCATTTCTTCTAGCTGTACATGACATTCTTGGAGGAAAAATTCTCATGTTGGATGAAAGGTTGAATAACATGGACACAGAAGTTAATATGGATGTCTTAAATTTTCTAAAAAGGTGTTGTTCAGGAACAAATAGAATTATTTTGGTTATTTCCCACGAAGCCGTTCATGGAGTTTTCGACCACGTCATCGATATACATCAGAAGATCGAATAAGAGCCCTTGTTAAATTTTCTTATTCCAAAAATGAGAAAATGAGGATAGAAATCCCCAACAAACCTCTCAAAAAACGAAAAAATAGTCTTATGTAACTTTAATATGCGATCTTTGAAAGTTCTAAACGTCATCGTTTCTGTGCTCGTGGCATATGTTGTCATGGACCTCCTACTCGCTGTTATGCTGAAGAAAAAGCATACTTCTCTTATTGAGAACCTGGTTAATAACCTGGGTACCCAGAATGGCATGCTTGTTGGTATTTTGGGTCTGGCTTCCGGATTTTTGGTTTGGTACCTTCTTGAAAAGAAGCGTTTGCTGGAGGGTGGCAAGTTGAAGAAAATTTTGTAATACCAGTTCATAAAGATGTCATATCAGTTTGCTCAAGGAAATGGAGCTAGAAATTATCAGGTTATGTCAACTTTGCCATGGTCTAATTATCCTCTCAAATCTTTACCAACAGATAGATTACCCATTTCGCATGTTCCATTAAGAAACGGCTACATGTATGCCTGTTTTCAACAGTTTAGAGGATCTCCCAATCCCAACGTTCACTCTGCTCTTCTTCCACCCCCGGGTGCATTGAGGCCAGAATATATTATTTGGTAATCCAAGAATTTATAACTCAAAACAAGGTGAGTTATAAATTTAGATTCTTGAAACTTCTACAGGTACACCCCTTCTTTAGCCTTCATTATAATATCCCAAGTTCCCCTACTCGCGCCTCGCCAATTTCTTATTATGACCATTTTGATCAAATAAGAAATCACTCAAGTCCCTCTTTCCAAAGTAGTACACAAGTGTACCGTTAACCTTTGGTAGGTGACTTACTCCGGAGGCTCGGAGTTAGAGAACTTGGAGTTCGTAACCTGCTTCCCAGTTTGTTTTTAATAGATTGCAATTCTTTAGAAAGATGTTTCTTGAACCATTGACATCCCTGTCAATTTCAAGTAAGCAATCTGAAAAGGAGCACTTGAAAATTTTTGAAGAACCAAGGTTGTGGTTGAGTCTCCCACACCTTGTACAAGCTTTGCTAGTATACTCTTCAGTACAATCAATTAGAGTTCCACCTGTTCTTTCCATTTTGTATTTCAATAACATTTTGAAATTGTAATGACCCCAAGCTAACATCCTTCTGACAGTAGGTTTACCAATGTTCCTTTTTGTTTTAGATGTCATTTTTTTCACCTCAAATGAAGGTAGTAACACTTCTTTGTAGTTCAAGGAAAGCCATTTTGACACCTTATGGTGAAGGTCATTAATCATTCTTTTGATTTTCTTATAGATTGCTTTTATCCTTTTCCTTAACCTGTACCTTTTACTTTTGTTTCTTATCTTGTTAAGGTTTGACTTCAGGTTGTCAATCAATAAGTATCTTTTCTCTATTTTGGAAATGTCACCACTCCCAATTTCAAACACAGTACCATTTGGTTCAAATCCAGTCAACATTGTTCTTACACCTGGATCAATAGCGCAAACTTTTTTGGTTTTGGATTGTTTGAAAACCTTGTAAACAGGAATGTTTAGATAGTAAGTATCATAATTCCTTTGTATTCTACAAGAGTATTCAATATCTGGAAGGTTTTTAGTTTTAATTCTGATACCTTCACCTTTCTTGAGGTTGAAGTATTTTGGATAAAACCTCAATTGTGAAGTCTCTTTCAGATAGGTAATACTCCTGGAACGAATTTCAATACTTTGTGAAATATCTTTGATTCTTCTAAATTTTAGTTGTTTACAGATAAACCCTTTACCTGTTCTTTTCTTTTGTGATTTACTCAATGCTAAGGTTGATGATCTTGCTTTTTTCAGGTCTCTGAAAGCTGAATCAAATACATCTTCTGGAGCTTTAGAAACAATTAAGTTTTCAGGTATATTCTTCTTTTTAACAAATTCTCTTGCTTTTATTAGTTCTTTTGAACCATTTTCGAACAGCTTATCTCCTACCTTTTCAATAAGCAGATTATAACCCCACCTATTTGCCTTCATGATCAGGTTCAATAATCCTTTTTGACTTTTTGTTGGATAGAGTTTCACCTTCACCATTGAGTTTGGATTTGGCTTTCTTTCGCTCTTGTCTAAGGTAGGCAGCCCTTTTTCCATTTTGTCTTGCAACGAACACGTTAACAATGGACAATAAGTCTTCCTGTAATTCTCTTTTTTCTTGTTTTTCTTTGAGACCACCAACTCCCTTTGTACTACTATAAACCAGGATTGTAACCCCATTTTCTTTACAAATCTGTTCGAACAGTTCGTAACCGAATCTGCAAAGTCGATCTTTGAAGGTAACGACAACCTTTGAGATATCTCCTTTACAGATTTTGTGAACCAGTTTGGTAAAACCTGGTCTTTGGTAGTTGAGACCTGATCCAATATCTGAAATGACTTCGAAGGTTGGGAAATTGGATTGTAACAAATCAACCTGTCTTTTGAGGTCTTCTTCTTGTTTTCTTGAAGACACCCTTGTATAAATAATACCATAACTTTTAGGAGGTTGCTTTGAGGTTGTAGTTGAATTACTTTCAACAAACCTTCCAATTGACTCAATGTCGTAAAGCCAAGTTTTTCTAGATTCGTTTTGAATTGTTCTAAATCCGATTTGTCCTCTTTTAGCCCATCCTCTAACTGTTTCAGGATGGACATCGTAAAGCTTTTTGATTTCCCTGTAACTGACATATCTAGACATGTCCAAAGAAAGTTAGTTAACGGATTACCTTAGTTATTACCTACACCAGTAGTCTTTAAATAGGTTTCAATTAGTAAACCTATTCACTTTAGAATAGTGAAAATGGTGATTTATTTGCAGTAATATTGGTTAATTTCAGGTGTGGCCTAACGGCATCCACCAGAAATTATCTTTTGCAAAATATAACACTTCTTCTTCAAATACACGTCTATTAACTCTTGAATTAGCTGTAACTATAAGATTCTGGTATTCTTTAGACCATCCCCCACAATAGCAAGATTTATAAGACATCTGATGTTGAAGTTGTTATTTAATACCTCGACGTTTCAAGTAATATTATAGTATTTGTTAATAATGGAGACTGAATTAGAGTTTATATTTAATGGAGAAAAACAAGTTCTACAGGTACTTGAAAATGGAGGTTTGTTAGTAGAATTTTTGGGTAGACCTGATAACACTATATGCCCCCTAATTGGAACCGAGATTGTTTCTCTAAAAATTCTAGGAGCTGGAGCAGTTGGAAAGGCATATTTGGTCAAAAGCGATGTGAATGGACAGAGACTCTTTGTCATGAAGGAAGCCAAACTGGATATTCAAAAGACAACATTACAAAAGGGGGTAAGCCTGAAACAATTTGCCAATTTATTAGATAGATCTTATCAAATTCCTGTTGAAATTACAGAATGGGTTAATAATTACAAAATTCCATCAACTAGGATAGCTATTATACCCGAATACGCAATTAGATGTAGAACATCTAGTGTTGAAGTTGTAGAAAGCTTTGATGGGGAAGGTTCCACTGTGATTCCAGTAGGTAGTTACCTATGCATCAACGAGATGTTTTCAGAGTTTGCCATTTCCTCGATTTGTGGTCAACTTTATTCACGTGGGATTTCAGTTAATTTTATAGAGATGTATAATTTTGCTGTTTGTCAACCCATAAAACCATCTTCATTTACTTTCATGGAATTAACAAATGGTGAAGTTGCATCATCAAAGGAGACCAATATACTCAAAGATCCACGTGTAAAAAACGGACATTTGGTAGATGTATTTGTAGTTCAGGTTTTACACGCCATTGCAACTTATCAAAAACATTACATGATTTCACACAATGATCTACACCTCCAAAATGTATTTTATTCCAAAATTGACCCTGAAACCATGTTCAATGGACAGACTCTAGATGATGCTGACTATTTCCATTATTCCGTAAGATCGGAATCTGGAAAGGTGGTCAATCTTTATCTTCCAGCCATCCCATATATAGCCAAGATTGGAGATTTTGGCAAATCATTTAAATGGTCTCAACCAATGGTAGGAGAATCATACTTGATTAATAATGGTTATAATTCTGAGGGAGCTCCATGGATGCCAAATTGGTATATCCCCCAATACGATTCCAGTTACTTTCTCAATTGTATGAGTAGAGACGGTTTAATAGAGACCGACGAGATTTTTTCAATTCTTGGAATACCAAGAGGGTTATTTAGACCTGACAATGGAAGACCAATTTTTTCAGAACCTGACGAAAAAGCCAATTACGAGTATTATTCAGACATAATACTTCAAAATTATCCCCAACTCTCGGCTATCTCTCTTTTAACAAATGAAGACATTTTTGGGGAATATATGGAAGTCCCCAAAAATGGGAAAATAGTAACTCTTGGAGAAATCTAAAATGTTGAATTGTTCTGGTAATGATTTGACTTCACTTCCAGGGGTCCTATCGGACTTATAAATTGTAGAGAATTGGATTGCTCCATGAATACCTTGACCTCACTTCCAGGTTCTCTTGAGAATTGCGAAATATTATATTATGTTGATAATCAATTAACCTCACTTCCAGACTGACTAGAAAAGTGCGAATACCTGGAATGTTCTCATAATAACTTGACCCCCACTTCCAGAAGGCCTGTTGGGCCTGGAGAATTGTAGAGTAACAGGATTTGAGAACTAAACTATATCTTTAATCTCACTAGTGAGATTAAAGATCATTAAAAATTTTTAATGATCAGAAAAAATGAGATTTAGGTTTACCTTCTAAATGATGATAACCATGAATCTTTATTCTGATCTAAATACCTACCTATTGAAATTCTGTTCTGAAGGAGCTTTGAAGGGGTTGGTATTGGCAAATAAAGAATTTTCATCTCTGTCTGTATTGGAGTTCAAGGAACGGGCTTACAAGAAACTGGATGTCTCTTTCCAGAGATTGAAAGAATTACCAACACACTACCCTAAAGGGCATCTGTGCGAAGGGGAAGAAATTGATTATTCTAAGATTGAGGATTTGGATTGTTCTTATAATAAATTAACCTCTCTTCCAGACTGTCTGGGAAATTGTGAAGTATTGGATTGTTCTAATAACCAGTTAACCTCACTTCCAGACTGTCTGGAGAATTGTAAAAAATTATGTTGTGTTTGGAATCAATTGACCTCACTTCCAAACTGTCTGGGAAATTGTAGAGAATTGGAGTGTTCTATGAATCAATTAACCTTACTTCCAGAAGGTCCTAACGGACTGCGAAATTGTGAAAGATTGGATTGTTCCGTTAATCAATTGACCTCTCTTCCAGAATGTTTGGAAAACTGTAAATTCTTGGATTGTTCTGGAAATCAATTGACCTCACTTCCAGACTGTCTGGGAAATTGTGAAAGTGTACATTGTTCTGAGAATCAGTTAACCTCACTTCCAGTCTGTCTGGTAAAATGTAAAAGTGTACATTGTTCTAAGAATCAATTAACCTCACTTCCAGACTGTCTTGAAAAATGTAAAATGTTGAATTGTTCTGGTAATGATTTGACTTCACTTCCAGACTGTCTTGGAAATTGCAGAGAATTGGATTGCTCCATGAATAATTTAACCTCACTTCCAAAATGTCTTGAGAATTGCGAAATATTATATTGTATTGATAATCAATTAACCTCACTTCCAGAAGGCCCAGGAAATCGTGAAAAATAAATTGTTCTTTTAATCAATTGACCTCACTTCCAAACTGTCTGGGAAATTGTAGAAAATTGTTTTGTTCTCATAATATCTTGACGTCAATTCCAGACTGTCTAGGAAGGTGCGAATACCTGGAATGTTCTAATAATCTCTTGACCTCGCTTCCAGACTGTCTAGGAAATTGTAAAAGATTGTATTTGTTCTCATAACCAATTGACCTCACTTCCAAACTGTCTGGGAAATTGTAGAAAATTGTTTTGTTCTGATAATCTCTTGACCTCCCTTCCAGACTGTTTGGAGAATTGTAGAGTAACAGGATTTGAGAACTAAACTATATCTTTAATCTCACTAGTGAGATTAAAGATCATTAAAAATTTTTAATGATCAGAAAAAAATGAGATTTAGGTTTACCTTCTAAATGATGATAATCATGAATCTTTATTCTGATCTAAATATCTACCTGTTGAAATTCTGTTCTGAAGGAGCTTTGAAGGGGTTGGTATTGGTCAATAAAGAATTTTCAGCTCTGTCCTCGCTGGAGTTCAAGGAACGGGCTTCTAGGAAACTAGATGTCAGAGACAAGGGTTTAACAGAATTACCAACACACTACCTTAAAGAGCATCTGTGTGAAGGGGAAGAAATTGACTACTCCAAGATCGAATACCTGAATTGTTCTCATAATGAATTAACCTCTCTTCCAGACTGTTTGGAGAATTGTAAAAAATTATTTTGTTCTTGGAATCACTTAACCTTACTTCCAGACTGTCTGAGAAATTGTGAAAGATTAAGTTGTTCTAATAATCAATTGACCTCACTTCCAGACTGTTTGGAAAACTGTAAACGATTGGATTGTTCTAGTAATCAATTGACCTCACTTCCAGACTGTCTTGAAAAATGTAAAATGTTGAATTGTTCTGATAATCAATTAACCTCACTTCCAGACTGTCTGGGAAATTGTGAAAAATTGGATTGTCGTTTTAATCAATTAACCTCACTTCCAGACTGTCTGGTAAATTGTGAAAAATTGCATTGTTCT